CTAGAAGATGGGTTTATTAAGTTTCCTACAATAGAAATTCCCGCTTAACCAATTTTTCCAGCAACCATAGGAGACAATAGGCAACATGGCTAATATCAAGCGTGCTAATACATCAGGCATCACCAAGAGCGGTGTGGCTATCCCTGATGTACCTGATGCACCCACTATTGGCGCTGCTACAAATGTAGGCACATCTAGAGCCTATAATAATGGCTCTGCAACTGTTGCTTTCACAGCAGCGGCAACTGGTGGTACTCCTGCCTCTTATACAGCTACCTCTACTCCTGGCTCATTTACCTCTTCTGGTGCTGGTTCTCCATTGACTGTTACAGGTCTACAAAGCGCCACATCTTATACATTTGCAGTTACTGCTACTAATACAACTGCTACTGGTCCTGCTTCAAGCGCATCTTCTAGCATTACAGCGACCACTGTTCCACAGGCTCCTACTATTGGTACTGCTACTGGTGGTACATCTGGTGTTGTCTCAGTACCATTTACTGCATCTGCTGCTACTGGTGGTTCAGCAATTACTGGCTACACAGTGACATCATCTTCAGCCGTTACTGCAACTGGCGCATCTTCACCTATTACTATTACTGAGACTGTTGGTGGTTCTTACACATATACAGTTGTAGCAACTAATGCTAATGGTAACTCTGCATCAAGTGCAGCAAGTAACTCAGTAACTTCTACATTTACATTTGCTGTTGACTACCTTGTTGTTGCAGGCGGCGGTGGCGGCGCTTATGGCCCTGGTGGCGGTGGTGGCGCAGGTGGACTTCGCTCAACAGTTACCGCAACAGGAGGTGGCGGAACATTAGAAACAGCATTAACTCTTAGCCCTTCTACTAACTACACTGTTACTGTTGGTAGCGGTGGAAGTGCTGGAATTTCAGGAACAACCGCTACAAATGGTAATCCCTCTGTATTTAGTACAATTACATCTACTGGTGGTGGTGCTTCAAGAAGCACCGCTGCTGGTGTTAGTGGTGGTTCAGGCGGTGGCGGAGGTAATGGCGGTTATGCTGGCGGCACTGGTACTACTAATCAAGGATTTGCTGGTGGTGCGGGTAGCGGTAGCGGGTATGGAGCATCAGGTGGTGGTGGTGGGGCAGGAGCGGTTGGTGGCGCTGGCGGCGCAAGCAGTGGTGGCGCTGGCGGTTCAGGTGTTTCTATTGAAATTACTGGTTCTTCTATTGCTTATGCAGGCGGTGGCGGAGGCGGTGTAGGAAATGTTGGTAATCAATCTCCAGGTGGTGGTGGCGGAGGCGGTGGCGGTGCTTCTGTACAAAATCAAACATCAGATAGTGGAACACCAAACAAAGGTGGCGGTGGTGGTGGTGGTACCCGTAACAATTCTTCTGGAAACACCTATGACGGTGGAGCAGGTGGTTCTGGAGTTGTTATCCTTAGATATCCAGATACTAAAACAATCACTATTGGAGCAGGTTTAACAGGCAGTGAAAGTGCGGCTTCAGGTGGTTATAAGCGAGCAACTATTACTGCTGGCACAGGAAATGTGAGTTGGGCATAATGGCACACTATGCGTTCTTAGATGAGAGTAATGTAGTAACCGAGGTTATTACAGGCATTGATGAGACCGAATTAATTGAAGGTTTAGATACTGAAACTTGGTATGGAAATTTCCGTGGTCAAGTATGTAAGCGTACTTCTTATCACGGCAACATCCGTAAGAACTATGCAGGTATTGGCTTTACCTATGATTCAACTCGTGATGCATTTATTCCTCCTAAGCCAACAGAAGGCGATTGGGAGTTAGACGAAACAACTTGCCGCTGGGTAGAAGTCGCCCCTTAATACTTTTTTTCCAGTAATGATAGGAGATACTAGGCACTATGTCTATCCGCAGAGCACAAGATGAGCGCATCGAAGGAACACCCGACGGTCTCGCAGCTTTAACTGAGATTATGGACTTTCCAGATGCACCATCAGTAACAGCGGCAAATGTGGGTACCTCACGTGCCTACAACAATGGTTCAGCAACAGTTACAGTTACAGCAGCTGCAACTGGTGGTACTCCTTCTACATATAACGTTATTTCAAGCCCAGGTTCTTTTACCGCCTCTGGAACATCTCCTTTAACAGTTACTGGTCTACAATCTGCTACTGCCTATACTTTTCAAGCCACTGGTGTTACCTCTACTAGCGTAGCTGGTATTCAATCTGGCGCCTCAAACTCTATTACTGCTACAACAGTTCCAAACGCCCCAACTATTGGTACAGCAACCATGTCCACTGGTCAGGCCTACTCTGGCTCTGCCAATACTTCAGTTACTTTTACTGCACCCGCTACTGGTGGCTCTGCTATTACGGGCTATACAGTTACCTCTTCTTCAGGATTAACTGGAACAGGTGCTTCCAGTCCTATTGTTGTTTCTGAAACTGTAGGTTCTGGAACTGCTCGTACATATACTGTTACAGCAACAAATGCTAATGGAACATCTGCAGCATCTTCTGCCTCTAACTCTGTAACTCCTTCTTCTGTTCCACAGGCTCCAACTATTGGAACTGCTACTGTTGGTAATGCAAGTGCAACGGTTACATACACAGCAAATGCCACTGGTGGTGCAACAGTATCTGCATATACAGCAACTTCTTCTCCTGGTGGATTTACTGGTACAGGCGCTTCTCCTATTACAGTTTCAGGTTTGTCTAACGGAACGGCTTACACATTTACCGTAACTGCCACAAACGCTAACGGAACTTCTGCAGCATCCAGCGCATCTAACTCAGTAACTCCATTTGCGCCATTTACTGTAAGTGGTGGAACAACTGCAACCTCTGGAAGTTATACCTACCACACCTTTACTGCTAATGGAACTTTTACTGTTACCGCTGGTTCTAAATCATGTGATGTACTTATTATTGGTGGCGGTATGGGTGGAGGCAGAAGTAGATTTGGCCCCTGTGCTGGTAACCAAGGTCCTTATCCAGGAGCAGGTTCAGGACAAACAGTCCTTATTACAACTACAGTTTCTTCTAATCAAACAGTTACAATTGGCGCTGGCGGTGCGGTTTCAAATGTAAGTTTTCCTGGTGGCAGAGTAGGAAGCGCAACAAGTTTTGGTTCAACCACAGCATCATCACCAACATGTAGTGGTTATTCAGCCAACGGCTACGGACCTGGTTCATGTAGCGGAACCGCTTATTGTGCTAGGGGTGGCGGTGGAGGTGCACTTAGTAATGGTTACCCCGTATCACTGCCGCGAAGAGGTGGTGATGGTGGTGTTGGTCATAGTGCCTATTCAACATGGGCATCTGCAACTGGAACTGGCGTAGGTGGTAAATATGCTGGCGGTGGCGGTGGTGCTGGTGGTAGAGGTCAATGCGGTGGTGTAGGTGGTACGGGCGGTGGCGGCTCTGGTGGTTTTGGTGCCGCTTGTTCGTGTTCAAACCCTGGTACTGGCGGTAATGCAACAGCAAATACTGGAAGTGGTGGCGGTGCTGCGGGAGCTTTTTGGAACACGGGTATTCAACGTCAAGGAGAAGGTGGCACTGGCGGTTCAGGTATTGTAATTGTGAGGTACTTAACATGAGCCATTGGGCAGAAATTGATGAAAATAAAAAAGTTGTTAGGGTGCTTGTTGGTGACAATAACGAACCTGATGAAGGCTACCAATGGTTAATAGATAACCTTGGTGGCACTTGGATTAAGACTAGTTATAATACAAATGCAGGGGTTCACGCATTAGGTGGAGTACCTTTACGTAAAAATTACGCAGGAAAAGGGGACACTTATGATTCTACAAGAGATGCATTTATTGCGCCAAAACCTGAAGAAGGCAATTGGGTTTTGAATGAAGATACTTGCCAATGGGAAGTAGTGCCAGCACCTCCAGTTTGACAACCTTCCTATAAGGGCATGATAGAGTTAAAGCCTACACAAGGAGCACTACATGGAGATTATTTTTACAGATACGCACAACCCAGATGGAGTATTAGAAAAACCAAAACCTGCTTCTGAGTACATACCACAATGGTATAAAGACGCTAAATCTTATATGTCACCAGATGGTAAAAAGGCACCAACTTTAGACGGCACTCCTATGGCAACTATTAAACGTTGTATGCCTTTGTGGGACATGATGACTGCTGGTTACATTATGGAAACTCCTTACGATATCTATGTAAGACAAACTCCAGAGGGCCCGTATTTTCAATGGGGCAATAATGAAGCAATTGCATTTCAACATATGGACCAGTTTCAAAACCACCCTTATTCTAGAGAGATTAGTTATGCGGTTCGTATCGTAATCCCATGGTCAATAACAACCCCTAAAGGTTGGTCGATTATGGTGATGGAACCTCAACACCATGAGCAAGCGCCAATTTCTTGCGCCTCTGGAATTGTTGACTCTGATGATTTTTCTCTACCCTTTAATATGTTCCTTAAACTACGTGACCCTAAATTTGAGGGAATGATTCCTGCTGGGACTCCTTTCTTACAGATAATCCCTTTTAAGCGCGAATCGTGGACATCTTCTTTAGGGGGAGAAAAAGAAAGAACTAAGTTCAATTCAGACATGCGTAAATTTACAACTGTGTTTTTTGACCGCTATAAGAAGTTCTGGTGGGTTAAGAAAGAGTACAAATAAGGCGCTTTAAGTAAATCCTTTATTTCTAGTATAGATAGGGGATACTCTTTACCATGCGAGCTTACGACCCAGGCGGAAAATTTGATGCCGATTTTGAGACTGATTTAGTCCAAGACGGATACGACTGGGATTTAAAAAACCCAGTAGGTACCTCTGCTCAATGGTACATCTTTAACCCATTACTTTCTACTAAAGACCCTATCTATGACACTGGTCATATTGATGTTGGTCGTGTATGGAAGGGTCCTTATGAACTTCCAATTATTCGGGCCGTAATTTCACAAGGCAAGGTAGACCAGTCTGAGCGCGGTTTCTATAACACTGATACTTTGCACTTAACCGTCAACGCCCGCGATATTGATAACATTGACCCTACGGTTGTTACTAACCTTGATTTAGAAAACCGTGGTCGTATCGTTTGGAAGAATCAGCTTTACCGCCCCTTTTATGTTCAACAGCGCGGCATTATTGCTGAGCGCTTTACTCTTGTTGTTATTGACTGTATCCAGCTATCTGCTGAAGAGTCTGTCAATGATGGCCAATTTTTGGGCTTTGCAAATTAATGCCTTTTAAATCCCAGCAACAGCGCAAATGGATGTACGCTAAGCATCCAGAAATGGCCCAGCAATGGGAAAAGCACACCCCTGAGGGTAAGCTTCCTAAAAAAGTTAAGAAGGAAGATAAAAAATAATGGTTATAAAGAAAAAAGCTTTCTGGGATAAAAAGGACCCAAATCCAGAAACTACGAGTAAACTTAGCAAGAAGCAGAAAGCATCTGCTAAAGCAAAGGCTAAGGCTGCTGGTCGCCCTTACCCTAATCTTGTAGATAACGCAGCGGCCTCAAGAAAGAAGAAAAAATAATGTGCAAAGGATGCGGATGCGGTTGTTCAAAGCCAGGTTGTAACGGCGCTTGCAAGAAGACTGCTAAGAAACTATCACCAAAGCAGAAGAAAATTGCTGGAAAAGCTGGAGACCCAAAGAAGATTGATGCTTCTGACCTAGCTGCCCTACGAAAGAAAAAGAAGTAATGTGCGCGACTTGCGGTTGTATGAAACCAAAGGACAAGCACGGGATGAAGACCCTACAAGCGGCGAACAAGAAGTTTGCTGCCAAGAAGGCTGCACCTGCAAAAGGTAATAAAGCTTCTATGAATAGAAAGAAGGGTATGTAATGTGTAAATTATGTGGAAAGCCAAGTTGTAAAGGTACTTGCAAGAAAGCAGACAAGAAACAAGATGCCAAAGTCATGAAGGGAATGTCCCCTGCTGAAAAGGGCAAGTTTAAGAAAGAAGATGCCAAGATGGATAAGAAGAAGCCATCAGCTAAAGCAGATATGAAGATGGATAAGGCACTAGCAAAGAAGATTAAAAAGAAGTAAAAGTAATAAGTAGTTAGGGCCTCCTAGAAATAGGGGGCCCTTTATACTTTAGGGGAATCCATGCGGGATTCACAGCACGACCCTTGCGTTATACCCTTGCTTAACTCCATTGGAGCCTGCCATGACAGATAAAGTCGATAAGCCTAATAAGGCTGAATTCGTTAAAGGCGTATTTTCTTCTGCGCCCGATAATCATAATGTGGCAAAGGGTATTCTCGCAGTAGCGCTATGGAAATTGTGGCGTCGATAGTGGACGACCTAACTAAAGCAAAAGAGAGAGCAGCACGTAAAGTATCTGCTCGCCTAACTCCCATTCTTAAAGATATGGCTACTACAGCTAACTGGCCCTCTGACATTGTTTTTCAACTAGAGGTCAAAGTTGAAGATATGACTCTACGAGTTGACTACCCAGAGGCAATTAAAACCAAAGTAGAAAACCTAGAGTATGGGGACAACAGCGCCCCTAACGCAGTCATTCGCCCATTCCTTCTTCGCTATGAAGAACAAATTGGCGACATCATCTCTCAACAATTATCAGAGACCCTGTATGAATTGGGGGCTTACGCATGAGTTTTATTCTTGCAGAAGACGCTGCTCTTAAGACTTTTTTATCGGGCGTTACAGTCTCTGATGAAAAAAATGCTAACCGTCCTGTACAGGTATGGTTTGGGTATCCAGATGTAGAACTTCGTGCTCAAACATACCCTTATATGACTATTGAACTTATTGATGTTCGGGCCGCAAAAGAACGCCAATCAAATGGAATCTTTTACGATACTGATAACAGAGGCACTGTAGCGGCAGTAGCGGGAATTACATACCGCTACTCAACTCCGCTACCATATGACCTTGTGTACCAAGTAACTTCATACAGCCGTCATCCACGCCATGACCGTGCAATCATTACCCAACTTTTGCAACAAAAATTTCAAAGCCAGTATGGAAACTTAGATGTTCCTAATGAGCTTAATACAGAGACCGCTAAGCGGCATATGTTTCTCGATGGTTTCGTAAAAAGAGACATGATTGAGGAAGGAAGACGTTTATTTAGAAACGCTTTCACAGTAAGAGTTGTCAGCGAGATGACACCGTTGAATGCTCAAAACGCCCTATCCAACGTACAAACTGTTCAAATTAATCGTATTACATATGACATACCAGATGGCCTCAGACCCGTTAAACACCTAACTCAAGGAGACTAAAGATGGCTGCATATTTACGCCCAGGCGTCTACGTTCAGGAAACCCTGAATCCCGTAGCACCTGTTGTCGGAGCAAACTCTGACTCTGTGGCAGCATTCATTGGCGCTAACGCCCGTGGACCACTGACACCAAAACTCGTTACATCATGGAGCGAGTATCTTAACTACTACGGCGGTTGGAGTTCAAATAACACTCTTGCTCTCGCAGTATTCCTATTCTTTTCTAATGGCGGAAACGCTGCTTACATTCAACGTGTAACAGCTGGTTCACCAGCTACTGCAACTCGTACACTTAAAGATGCTGGAGATTCTGACACGCTTAGCATTTCTGCTGTAAACCCAGGAGCTTGGGGAAACAGCATTGCTGTTACTACAACTGCCTCCCCTGGTGCGGCTGCTTATTTTGACCTTACTATTTATTACGGCGGAACAACTGCTGCATATAAAGTTGAGTCATTCCCTAATTTAACAATGGATTCAACAGATGCTCGTTATGCAATTTCTGTTATTAATTCTCAGTCTCAATACGTAGTAGTAGCAGACTTATCTTCAGCATCTACTGGAGCAAGCAAGTATGTTTCAGCGGTAACAACTCAAGCATTAGCTGGTGGCGCTTTGGGAAGCACCCCTACAGAAGCTCAAATTGCAGCTGCAATTACTGGTTTTGATTCAGTTCTTAACACATTAATTATTAATGCTCCAGGAGTTACTACTGCAGTAGGCGTTAACCCAATAATTGCATACGCAGCAGCTCGTCAGGATGCATTTGTAGTTGTAGACCCAATTAACGACACAGTTGCTAATCAGCTAACACTTGCTGCAACATATACACAGAGCTCATACGCAGCTGTGTATTACCCAAGAATTACAATCAATGACCCAACTAACACAACACCAGGAACTGTTATCGCTGCAGCAAACCCAGGTGGAGCAGTTGTTGGAAAGTACGCTGCAACAGATAAGTCTCGTGGAGTGTTTAAAGCTCCAGCAGGACTTAACGTTCGTATAGCTGGAGCAGTTTCTGTTCCTTCATTAACAAACGCAAATCTTGATACGCTTAACTCAGCAGCAGCACCAGTGAACGCAATCCGTTTCATTCCAGGTTCTGGAATTGTAATTATGGGTGCTCGTACACTTAAGGGCGGATATGCAGATATGTACGTCCCAGTACGTCGTTCACTTATCTATTTGGAAAAAGCACTTGTTGAACTATCACAGTTTGCAATCTTTGAGCCAAACGATACAGTTCTATACCGTCGTGTTAGCGCAATCCTTAATGGTTTCTTGACCAACTTCTGGTCACAAGGAGGACTGCGTGGAGCTTCAACAGAGCAAGCGTTCTTTGTTCTCTGCGATAGCACTAACAACACATTGGCAACTGTAGAAGCAGGCCAAGTAAATATTCAGGTAGGAGTTGCCTTGCAACGCCCAGCTGAGTTTGTAGTAATTAACATCGGTCAATTCGATGGCGGCGCAACCGTCACAGTGGCGTAAGGAGCCCCAAATATGGCAACAAATATCAGTCGCTTCTCAACCATTGCGACAGACCCGTTACGTAACTTTAAATATTACGTAGAATTCAGTACAGCAGGAGGCGGAGCAGATATTGCTGACCTCACTCGAGTAGAAGGTGGCTTTACCAGCGTTACTGGTCTTGCTATCAATACTCAGTCTATTCCATACCGTGAAGGCGGATACAACACCACGATTCATCAGATTCCTGGAATGACTACCTTCTCACCTGTCACATTCCAACGCGGAACCCTTACTGGAAACGGTAAAGGCCTTAAGTGGATGCGCCGTCTTTTTGCAGCAGCATCTGGTGAAGGAATTGCACTTGGCACTAATGACTTCCGTTGTGATGTAGACATTTATGTTCTAGACCACCCAGCTAACATCCAAGATAAGGATGACCTAGCTCTATACGCAAAGATGCACTTCAAGATTCACAACGCATGGATTACAACTCTTCAGTATTCAGATTTGAATGCTGGCGACCAGAACATCCTGTTTGAGCAGATGACTCTCGTTCACGAAGGCCTATCAGCTGGTTTTGTTGGAGATGCAACAACTGTTGTAAAATAATCGTTTTAATACAAAGGAGCATAAATCGTGGCTGGATTAAGTAGTGACCCAAAAGTAGTAAACGCAGCAATCTCTGCGGTTCTTGCAGAAGAGCCCGTAGTTGTAGAAACTGCAGCACCATCTAGTACTGAGGTGTCTCTCCCTGGAGGCTTTGTCTCCAAGGAGGGCATCCTTGCTAAGTACGCAGAGGTGCGAGAACTAAACGGAGCAGATGAAGAAGCAATTGCAAAGGCTGGTTTTTTAGGTAAAGCCCTCCAAACAATTCTTCAAAAAGGTCTAGTCAGTATTGGCGGAGAAACTGTAGACAAAGATGGACTTGATGAGTTACTAGCCTCAGATAGAGATGCAATTCTCTTGGGGATTAGAAAAGTAACTTTTGGAAGTTCAGTTGAATACAGAGCGGTATGCCAAGACTGTGGAGCAGACCAGATTGTCGACATTGACCTTGACGCAGATATTCCAATTAAAGAGTTGGAAGACCCGCTTAAAGATAGACGGTGGACAGTCAAAGTAAAATCGGGCGAAGTAATTCTTACCCTTCCCGATGGAGAAGTACAGCGCAGACTTATGGAGAATTCCGATAAGACTAACGCTGAATTAAATACAATCTTGTTATCTGGGTGTGTATTAGCTATAGATGGTAAAACATCTTCTGGCGCACAATCAGTTCTCAAGCTAGGCATGGCAGAGCGTGAACGTCTCGTAGAAGAGATTATTATCCGCAATCCAGGCCCACGCCTTGGGGAGGTGACAAAGAATTGTGAGGCATGTGGTAATCCTATGGATACACCATTGAGTCTTACTGCTTTGTTTCGCCTATAGCGAGAAAGAATACGAAAACTTATTGGACCAATACGAAGCACTAACTCGGGCATTTTCTGGATGGACGCTGGGCGATATCCGCTCTCTGTCTTTTAGAGAACGAAAAAACTGGCTTGAAAGAGCTTTGAGATACCAGAGAGGATAATAAGTGGATACTCCGTCAACACCAGGTAACGCATCGCTATCAGGCAACCTCCAAAAAGACATTAGTCTTATGGAAAAGCTATTTGGTTTTGCAAAAAATGTACGTGGTGAAGCCGAAAAAACCTCCAAAGCTTATGGTTCTCTTTTTGGTAATGCTGGCGGTGGCTCAGGAAACTCCCTTACTACTACTCCAAGCTTTACTAGCTCAGCTACAGGAGTTGCAGGCCTTTCTAACGGCAGCTCTAATTTAATTTCTCGGGTTGGAAACCTTGCTTTAGGTGTTGCATCTTCTGCGGCAACAATGATGCCTTCAGTTCAAGATGCAGTAAGTAATCAATTATTAACTTCTCAAGCCCGTTTTTCTGGAATGCAAGGGAATGTAACTTCCCAACTTCGTAGCGCAATGATGGCTGGAACCACTAACAGTCCTTTTGATGCCCTACAAGCAGTTGCTACGGGAACTGCAAACGGAATCCTTCCAGGACTTCCAAACTACAGTTCACAAATTATGCCTGGAGTTTCCCAGTTGTCTAATTTAACTGGAAGTATGACTAGTGCAATGCAAGCAGCCTCCGCGCTTAATAAAGGCTCTTCTGTTAATACCCTTCGTATGATAGGCGTAAACGCACGTGATGCTAATGGCGCTATGCGTAACCCTACAGAAATTTTTAAAGATATTTATAAATTTGCCCAAACTCAAGCGGGTAAAAAACTAACACCTACCGATATTGCTATAAGTATGCAATCTGGTAATGGTCTTTCCAATATGCTGGATGCGGTATCGGGAGGGGATTCAACTTTAAGAAATTCTCTTCAATCAGCAGCGCTTCAATATGCTCAAGGAGGAGACTTAAGTAAAGCAAGTTTAACTAAAACAGGCCAGTTAACTGGAGCTCTTAACGCAAATAGCGCAATGAACGCTTCTGAATTTGGTTTGACTTCCGCTGCTGCTAAGCCAATGGCTGAAGGATTTACTGAAGCTGCCAACACACTTGTTAAAATAAATGACAAATTAGCTGGAATTGTAGATAGCTCAGCACAAGCTGCATACGCATTAAAACAACTTGCTAAGGGTGAAACTTTAATTAACAATAAAGGCGGACAAGGCGCACTAGGTATTGGTGCTTCTATTCTTGCATTTTTAGGCGGAAGCGCATTAGTTAAAGGTATTGCTGGAAGAGCTAGCTCCGCACTTGCTGGAGCTAATGTTGGAAAATTTGGCGGTGTTCCTGGTTTAATTGCTGCAACTACTGCTGGTCTTTTACTGCCTGGACTTATAAGTAAAATTTCTAATAGCAGTGGGCCTACTGGCCCTGGTGAAGCATCTAATGACTCCAACACAAACTCTTTACGTCCTGATACTGCAATGCAAACAGGCCTTGCTCCAGGAAGTCTTGCGGTTTCCGTAGCTTTAACTCAACAAGGCGTTCCCTATTCTTGGGGCGGAGGAAGTAACCAAGGTCCTACAACAGGTATTGGACGTGGCGCCAGAACCGTAGGATTTGATTGTTCTTCCCTTGTCCGTTTTGTAATGTCTAAATTAGGTGTTGCTCTTCCACGAATTTCTAGCCAACAACAGCAGTGCGGAAAACAAATTAATCCACGAGATGCACAACCTGGAGATTTATTATTTTGGGGCAAGCCTGCTCACCACGTAGCGATTTATGCGGGTGGTGGAATGATGGTTCAAGCTCCACGTACAGGTGGGGAAGTTGAAAAAGTAGCTGTTAATTTAGAAGGCGTTGATACGTGTTCTCGTGTACTAGATGGAGCTACAGGCACTACTGCTCTTACAAACCTTCTTGACTCTGCTGGTTCTAAATCAGGATTTGATGTTTCAGGATTTATAAATAATTTAAGCGGCAACACTGCAAGCGGCACAACCACTGGATTTGCTAATAGTGACCTTATTGGATACTCACCAGAGTCTGCTATGAGCGGCGGTTCCGTATCTGGTTCTGGTCTTGGATTTGGAGACTCTACTGGAATCTCTAACTCATCAAATGGCATGGGCCAAAATTATATGTATATCAACACTGCCACTGGTAAACTAGAGACAGCAGCATCCTCTTCAGGAATTGCAAGCGTTATTAACTATGGCGGAGTAACGATTCAAGTTGACACTAAGGGCTCACAACTTACAGCAAAAGAAGTTGGTAAAGCGGTCAGAGATGAACTTAAATCCCTAGGTATCAATGCGAAAGTTGTAGGTAAATAATGGCAACAAAGCCAACTACTAGCAAGCCTTCTGATAGAACATATCAAGGACTTGTAGATGGAATTTCACACTTATCTACCAATGGTACCCGTGGAGCAAACATATTGCGACATGTTGCAAACTTTGGTATTAGCATTGTTAACTCAGTTCCGTATGCTTTAGGACAATTTGGAAATACTGCTAGAACTACTGCAGTTGCAACACATCAAGCTCTTCTTAAAGCAGATGCGGCAACAATGAAATACCTAAGCTCACAATCAAATCCTGGTGTTCCTTTGCGCCCTGTGGTAGCTGCCAAACCTACGGGGCATCCTTCAATGAACGCTTCTTCAAAACTGACGTCTGCCCCTGTCAGTGCCCCACAGCCTGCTATTGAAGAATACACAGCTGCGTATAAATGGAACTTACCTCCCCATGAATGGAGCCTTCCTTTTGGGCCAGACCAACTACAACCAGATGTTGTAAAACCATTTGCTAATGATGTGCACTCCACTCGCCGTGGTCGAATATTTTATTCACAAGGATTTACTGGCCCAAGCCTTACAAAAGACGCAGGCGGTAATTACGTTCAAAATAACCTTTCAGATAGTTATTACGGATTTCAATTTATGTGGAACCCAGATAGTTTTAATCAAACTACCTCTGTGAATATGAACGTAACACCAAGTGATACAGACGCTTTAGCAAACTTAACAGGATTTTTTGCAGCTAACTCTCACCTTGATTTTACAATTAGATTAGATAGAACTAATGACTTTGCTTGCTTTAAAGCTGCCGATTTAAAATACAAAGCAATTACCACACCTAATAGTGTAAGCGCTCAAAAGGATGTTACAGAGTTTATTAAGTTTTATCAAAAAGGTAAGCCTCGTTTAAGCGACTTTGATTTTAGTCAAAATATTGAAAGTAAAATTAGAAACCTGCTTACTTATGGAACTATGTCAGACCTTGAGTTTTTATATCGAACAATTAACGGTGGTGGATTTAGCAGCTTTGGTGTAGAGACTTCTAATATTGGATACTTGCGCCCTACCATTGTTAGAGTTGATTTAGGGCCTCAAAAGTTTTTGGGCGTCATTGGAAGTTTATCTTTAAACCACATTTCATTTACTAAAGATATGGTTCCAATTAGAACAGATGTAAACATCTCTATAGATTTGCGTGCCCTTACAAGTTACAGCACTAACAAATCAATTGGCAATAGTGTTCCTCGTTCAAGTGCACCTGGAGCTAATAGATGATTTATCAAAATTCACGATATTACAATCAACTTATTGATTATCTTGCTTTTGCATATGAGGGCGACGGATACCCAATTGTGTTTTATGAATTTGATGAACCAGGCACTGTTACATGGGAAGAGCACATTTACTCGCAGGGTGAGCGCTTAGACCAACTATCTCAACGTTATTATAAACGCCCAGATTACTGGTGGGTAATTCCTGAATACAATCCAGAAATTGATGACTTTTCTAATATAGTTCCAGGAACGGTAATAAGGATTCCTCGTGTTTAGTTATTTAGACGTTAATTTTCCTACTTTAGATGCGTCTCCTTTTCGCGCATATGAATTTACGCATAGCCATGCCCGTTACGAACACGAGCTAGCAACTATTTACTTTTTAGATTGGGACACCCAATACGACTCAATAGCCGCTGGAACACCAGTAACTGTCACTCTTACTGGCGCTAAAAACTCTAAAACTATCAATGGATATGTTCACCATATAACACCTGACCTTGCCCCAAATAAAAGTTATGTAGAAATAACTGTTATTGGCGCTTCATACATGCTAAAACAACAGTCACAAAAAGTATGGGTTGACACAACTGCGGACGCAGTTGTTGCAGATATTGCTAACAAAAATGGAATGTCATATATAGCTACTCCTTACCCTCGTATATTTGACCAAATTTCTCAAGCTGACATGACTGATTGGGAGCTTCTTGTAAAGTTAGCAAAACAATGCGGATATTCTTTTAAAGCAGATAACACAACTTTAATTTTTCAACCTTTAACCCAAGATTTTACTGATTTACGAGAGCAAGCCCAGTATTTTGCATTAACTGGGTTAGAAAGCAAATCTACAGACATTTTTTCTTTTAACCCTTTAATTGGAGAGTCTATTCCGTATTTGGATGCTCAAAAATCAACCACAGCGGTTAGTGGCGTTGACAGGTCTTCTGGTGTTGACCATGTTAATACTAATCAAGTTGAAGTTCCAACTACAAGGGCAAAAGCAAACAAACCAGTATTTGATACCTATAGCACCTCTGTTGTGGCTCCGTCTTTTCAAATTGCTAAATATGAATCTGATGCCGCTGATGAGCGCAATAGATACGCATACCGTGGGGAAGTAGTTGTTCAAGGAAACCCAAGTGTTTTACCTGATTCTCCTGTATTTTTAGACGGAGTAGGAAAAACATATTCTGGTTTTTGGACTGTACTTTCAGTAGAACATTCTATTAGTGAACATTCATATACAACAACCCTAAATGTAGGAACAGACTCTCTTGGTTTGTCTGCTCAATGGACCGATAATAAAACTATTTCGTCACCCGATGAAAACGTTAAACGAGTTATTAAACCAGGGGTGCGGCAAATTAATATTGCCCCAAAAACATCTTTAGTTAAAATAGGTAAATCTGTTAAAAAAGGGGCATCCTCTCACGCTTCACAAGTAAAAAACCAATCTAAAACAACAACAACGGCTGCTCCTTCTTATAAATGGTCTGGTACCCTAGGAAACTTAAAACAAGCGGCAATTCCAGAAAAGAAAATGCCTCCAGCAGTGTTAAGTAAAATGGGGGCAAAGAATGTTAGGTAATACTTTTTTTGGAATTTACCGTGGTGTTTGTGTAGATAATGACGACCCAGAAAACTTAAATAGAGTTCGCCTTAAGGTCCCTCAAGTCTTACATACTAATGTAACTAACTGGGCATACCCTTGTTTACCTATTACAGGAAACGCTCAACACCCCGACCATTTACCTCATTTAGCTTCACAAGTAGCAGCATTATTAAACACTCACGCTACTCATACTATTAGTGGAACAACTGGTACAGGGCCTTCGTACCCAAGCGGAACCCACACCCATACATTTAGTACTACAGCCACTCACGCAGCTCATTCAGGAAATTCGGGCACATTAACACACGCCCATGAAAACAGTACAGACCCATTAGAAACTAATGGGACTGAGCACACCCCGCACCGAGAAGTTCCAGAAGTTAATCAAGGAGTTTGGGTAATGTTTGAAGGCGGAGACCCTAACTTTCCAATATGGATGGGTATTTACACTAAGAAGACAGGAGCAGCATAATGGAAAGAGCAATTGTCCTACCTTTTTCTATAGATGAATCGGGTTCTATCTACTCATCTAACGACCAAAGAAAAATTTGGCAAAGCCGCGTTATTACAGCGGTAATGACCCACGTAGGAGAACGCGTATTCCGTTTAAATTACGGGGGTACGGTACGGGACTCATTTTTTGAAAATGCCAATACCGCAGGGGATATTGTAAGAGGAACGGTCCGTTCTGTGTTCTCTTCTTTCTTGCCAAAACTAGTTTTAAGCAATGTTGAGACAGTTATGGACTATGAATTGGGCATCTTAGACGTTACAATTTATTATGCATTGCCAAATGGCGATAAAGACGAAGTGACAGTCAGAACAGCCACTCTAAGCCGTTCTGGCGATGTTATTCAGGAGTACTAATGGCATCTAACTACATCCCGCAAGTAGATTACACCTCTCGTGATTACGCGGCTATCCGCGATGACATGATTGCGCTTATCCCTACCTTTTTGCCTGAGTGGACAACCACCGATGCCTCTGATTTTGGAATCACTCTTATTGAGTTGTTTGCTTACATGGGAGATATGCTCAATTATTACATTGACCGTTCTGCCAATGAGAGCTTTATAACTACCGCTACTCAACGTGCTTCTGTGCTTTCTATTGCCAGCCTTTTGGGCTACACCCCAAGTACTGGAACTCCCGCAACAGTAACTTTGACTTTTCAAAACTCAACTGCCTCTACCATTACAGTACCAGCGGGTACTCAAGTTGCAACTACAACAACAGTTAACGGTGTAACAACTCAAATTATTTTTGAAACAAATGCTCAAATAACAGTTCCTGTTGCAGTAGGAGCAACTCGAGGTTCTGCAAACGTAACCGCAACTCAAGGTTTTACTATTGTTGAAGAATACATTGGCGATTCAAATGGAACTTCTTACCAAAAATTTAGTCTAGCCCGAACACCTTTAATTAGCGGAAGTACAGAAGTGTATGCAAATGACGTTGCCTACACTAAAGTAGATTACTTAATTGACGCTAACTATAACGACCCTATTTATACAGTGAACACTGATGCTAATAATGTTTCTTACATTAACTTTGGCGATAATATCAGTGGTCGCATACCACCCCAAGGCTCTATCTATGTAACTTACCGTATTGGTGGGGGAACATCAGGTAACGTTGGACCTAGCACCCTTACTTATTTGTTAACAAATGTAGTTTCTGGTTTAACAGTTAACAACCAAGAAGCAGCAACTGGTGGCTCTGACCCAGAGTCAACTGACACAATTCGTTTTAATGCTCCTTATTCTTTAACTGCATTAAATAGAGCCGTTTCTCTGCAAGACTACGCAGCGTTAGCTATTCAAGTAAGTTCTGTAGGAAAAGCTGTTGCTGATGCAACTTCTTTTAACAATATAACTATTTATATGGCACCTTACGGAGACGTCAGTTTAGGAACTCCAGGAGTTGATATTAATGGTGACCCTAACACTATTTTTGATAACACGGCGGATACTTTATTAACGTTTTTAACAGATAAAGCACCAGCCACTACCACTATTACCGTACTTCCTCCAAAGTATGTACCAATTAACATTACTTTAACTGTGAATGTTCTTCCCCAGTATCGTCAACAAACAGTTTCTGATGCGGTATATGCAGCTCTTATTGAATCACTTGACTTTTCAAACGTAATTTTTGCGGAAGAATACGTACTTCAATATGTATTATCGTCAATATTAAATGTTGGAGGTGTTTCTTACGCAGATGTAACTTTACTATCTCGTGCTGACGCTACTTTTACTGGAAATATTGCGGCATCAAGTGCCACTATTAGCAACGTATCTGATTTTACCTACCTTGAAGTAGGACAAAAAATTGCGGTAACTGGGGGAACAGTAACAATCCCTACTGGGACAACTATTTCGGCTATAAATACAGGGGCGGGAACAATTACCCTTTCCGCTAATTGTGGAGGAAGTTCTACAACAACTGGCGCTGCATTAAAAGTAATCGGCGTTAATACAATTGCATGTGCAACCAACGAAATCCCTAAAGCTGGAACCATTACGGTTAATCCAGTTGGCGGAATTACAATCTAAGGACAGATATGGCAGCCTCATACCCAACGTCAGTTCGCTCGTTTACCACTAAGGTAAACGTAGTTGATATTATTCAAGCATCGCACCCTAACTCTTTGCAAGAAGAAGTTGTTGCTATTGAGTCTGTACTAGGTACCGCACCTACAGTTGCTACTGCTGCTGTTGCTACAGACTGGGCTAATACAGCAACTGACTATGTAACTATTAAGGCACGCCTTGCTAACATTGAAAAGGGTATTGTTGCAGATACCCATACTCAATATGTTAAAAAAGTGGGCGGAAGCGACATCATTATTAGCTCTGCTGCAGTAGTTGGGTTAGCAATTAGAGCAGCTACAAGTCAGAGTGCAGACCTTATGCAGTGGAAAGACTCTTCTGGAACTGTAGTAACTAGAGTTGGCCCTGACGGAATCCTTTATGCTGCTGGGGGACAGGTAGGTTCTGGTACAGATTTCACCGCTACGTTTCTTATGGGCGGTATGTAATTGTCAAAGTATGGCATTGATTACTATGGTGCCTCGTATTATGGGGCAACTACACTTGTAGAGTTTAACGCCTCCCCTTTTATTGCTACACCCTACGGTTATTCTAAAATATTACTTAGTTGGACAACTCCTACAGGAACTTGGGACTACTTGCGCCTTGTTCGCAATCCAATTGGGTTTCCAATAGCCGCAGATGATGGAGACATTTTATTTGAAGACGCTAGTGCAACATCAAGAACCTCTTATTTTGATGAAGGACAGACCCCAAGCAACATTGGTCTAAAAGAAAGTGTTGCTTATTACTATAGCCTTTTTGTTAGAGAAACTACATACTCTACCTGGCAGGTTGCTGGACTTGCTATTGGAATATCGGTTAAAGATTTTAATACTGCAACTAATATGTATAACTACCTTCCAATTATTCTTACTTCACAAGTTCCTTACGACACATCAGTTGAACAAGACAATGATGTACTTAAGCGTTTTTTAAATCTTTTTGCTTTAAACCACGACCTGTATAAAACACAAGCAGAAAACGTCTTAAACCTTTATGATGTTTCAAATTTAAACGGGTCCCTTATTCCAGTATTTATGAAACAATTTGGAGTTAATTACGAACCTGAATTGGGAATGCGTCAATCACGCATCCTTCTTAGAAACATTATGACTTTGTATAAGAACAAAGGAAGCAAACTTGGTATTGAAGAGTATGTTAAAGCATACGCTGGGTATGACAATACTGTAACTCAAGGTAAAAACCTTATGCTTGATAAAAATGACTCTTCTTTTGAAGAAACAATAGGTTCTTGGGCATCTGTTTCTAATGCTACCTTACTTAAACTATCTGTTAACCAAGATAGTGCGGTTCCTGGATACAGTGAAGTATTATCACAAACAAACTTTCCAAATTTACAAAAAGGCATTCTTAGAGTAACTGCTACAGCTAGCGCAACGGTAGAGATAGCTTTAGACGGAACAACTGCACGCCAATACGGCATTCCAGTAACGGCAGGTTCTTCTTATACTCTTACTGGGTATTCTAGAGCAAACTCTGCAACAAGAAGTGTAAGTGCTGCAATTGCTTGGTACACAAGAACTGGAACCTTAATATCTACTTCTACGTTTGGAACTGGTGTAACTAATAGTACAACCGAATGGAAACGCTCAGTTAAAACAGCTACTGCGCCTGCCACAGCGTATTATGCTGTTCCACATTTTAAAATTACTAGTGCTTCCTCTAGTGAAATTCATTATTTTGATGCAATTCAATTTGAATTAGGAAGTTCTGCAACTTATTTTCAAGATGCACGACAGATAATTATTAATTTGAAAGCTACAAGAGTTAATGAGTTATTAAACCCTAACTTTGAAGGCAGCACAACGTATTGGACGCCCCTAAATGCTACTCTTAGTATTATTACAGATGTAGCAGGTCTTCCACAAAACAGCTCTGTAACAACACTTAGTAACGGGGCAGCAGAATCAACATCTTTAGCAACGGGAAATGTAAGAATATCTTCAGACCCAGTTGCTGTTCTTGCAGGAAATGACTACACATTTAGCATTTATGTTGCAACTTCTCAAACAGGTGTTACCCGTCCGTTAACCCCATTTATTAAATGGTATAACAGCAGCAATGTATTGATAAGCACAGTTAATGGAGCGCAAACAGGAGTTACAAATTTATTTGTTCGTCCTTTTGTAACGGCAGCCGCCCCTGCTGGTGCTGTTTCTGCTGTAGTAGGAGTTAATTGGACGGCGGTTGGAATAGGAAATAAAATAACTTTAGATTCAGCTTTATTTGAAAAATCTTCTTTTGTAAACTCTTTCTTTGATGGTAGCCATGGAGTAGCAAGTCTTACTGACCTTTTTTGGGAAGGCGATGCTGCTAATGCTGGTAGAAGCCATTATTACCGCAACCGTTTTGCCGTTCAAAGCCGATTAATTGCTACCCTTCCTGAATGGACTACTTACGGCAGCACATTTGAGCTGTTGTTTGCTCAACCTGATTAGTAGTACGATAGGTCAATGCTGACCTTAGTCCTTATATCTTTTAGCGCCGCATTTTTTATAGCCCTTATTAATACGTTCTTGTCTATGCCCCTACTTAAACTAACAGTGGCTCTGCTCTCATCTATTTTGGGCACTTACCTAGCAAATATTTCGGGCGTGGGCAATTTTATTCTTTATTCTTTATCAGGAGCTTTCATAGGAACAACCCTAGTAGTAGTTGCAGAACGTTTAAATACCTACCAACCCGCCGTAGTTCGGGCAGTTGGGCCAGAACGCTAAATCTGTGTATGCTAAGCCTCCACTAACAAGGAGGAACTATGTCCGACCCATATTACGTTTTGGTCGCGGGTAGCGGTGAAACCAGTAGAGCAAATGTAGAAGCTCTTATGGATGACCACTACTATGCAAATGGAGCTGCTGGAACACTTGTCTTAGCTTTTGAAGGAAGACCTAGCCAGGGCCAAGTTTACGCAGCCCAGTTTGCAAAAGATAAAGCAAAGAACATTACGGTGTTTTGTACACCTGATTCAGAAACAAATGCAATTACTAATACCGCACAATTTAATCGGGTTGAAAACCCAGTTGTTCACGCCCTTGAATTAATTGAGGGCAAGACAAATGCCGCATTCCTTCTATGGAATGATGATGATGAAAAAACTCTAGAACTTCTTGAGTTTTGCACAGAAGACAATATCCCTTGCTTTGATTTAACTGACGGATTACTAAAACTAGGCGCTCCTACAACAAAGAGTGTCAAGGTTGTTATGCCAGAAATTGAAGCAACGACTTCAGACTCAATCCCATTTATCCCTGACTACGTTCCAGATGTGGACGAAGAGGAGGATGAAGCAGAGGAGGACGAAGAAGAAGACTTTGAGGAAACCATCATGGACGCTATGTATAGCTTGGCGCGGATGATTGCTGCTACTGTTATAGAACAACTAGCAGAAGACTTTGATGTTAAGCCAAAAGGTAAGAAGTGACGTTATCCCTTAGAGCTTGGGGTGCATTGGCCTATCTGGCGGACAGCGATGCCACAGTTAGCGCCAAAGAATTATCTCGGAGATTCTCCGAAGGCAGAGATGCAATGAGGTCAGCATTAAAAGAACTACGCGATGCTGGATATATCGTCACCCGTAAAGAACGGGTAGGAAATCGGATAACAACGGTCTCATATGTAACTGAAACAGGGTTTAAGAAGATTAGCTCCTGGGGACGGAAAAGCCGTCCTCTGATACAGCCCATTGAGCAGAATAGCCATATAACCCAATATGCTAATTCAGCTATAATATTTTACGAATCCACAAACGAAGTTCGTGAGGGGGGATTAAAAATGGGTTATGAATTTTTTGATAAGACCTCAAGCGAAGATGATGAAGTCCGTAACGAGCGAGCAAAAGCCCAAGCCGACAAGAAGGCTGAGTATCAAAGCCTCAAAGAGGCTGACCAGAAAAAGCGTTTTACTGAACGCAAAAACCGCCAACCAAAAGACTGGTCTTGTACAGATGTTGCGTTTGAGTTTTCAAACCGCGTTCACAAAATTTGGCACATCAAACCTTGGCAGGTTACCCGTACTCGCTTTACTCAGGCTTTAGGTCAGAACCGCAAAAAGTTTGATACCGATGGTCAGGTTGAGTTAGAGATGATGAACCTGTTTTTTGACTCAATGGACTTTAGCAAGTACGAAGATGCTGATGCCTTGTGGAAAATTTTTATTAGCCGTTATTCAGAGTTAGCGGCCCAGGCAAGAGTCCGTATCAATACCCCAGATGACTTAGCCACAGCTAAGGTTCAAGCCGAAGATTCTTGGAAGGGGCTTTAATGTTTCAGTTAGCAGAATTAAAAGTCAGGCGCCGTGCTTGGGTTCAAACCGCTTCTATACCAAAAGCCCGTCTTGGTTGGACGTTGGAAGACTGTAACGATGCCCCTCAGGAGGCACTGGCGGGCATTAGACGCTGGATTGTGGGAGCCCTGGAGGGAAAGATTATCCTCAAGGCTGGAAGTCCCGCCTGTGGCCGAGGAATCCTTTTGTATGGACAGCCAGGTAGGGGTAAAACCACTCTTGCCTTAGCGGCAATTCAAGAGATGCTGTTGCACTTTCCTCTAGAAGCTTTTGCCCCGTCAGAGGGCAAAGTTCTTATCCGCCCTTGTTATTTTGCAACTTTTAACGATGTATTAGACCTCAAGGGCAAGTTAATGGATAACCCAACTGAATCCGAAGAAATTTTATACTCAGGCATGTTGGGTGATTGCCGTGATGATGCCTACAACATCCGTGTGTTAATCATTGATGATGTGGGTAAAGAACACTCCAGTCTTTCTGGTTGGCAGAAAAACATGTTGCACCATGTGTTGAGAACACGGTTTAACAACGGCTTGCCTACTATTGTTACAACTAATATATCTCGTGACAACTGGACCGCGACATACGGGGATGCAACTGGTAGTTTTGCCAAAGAAGCGTTCGTGTATCTTCCAATTGACGGCGAACGAGACCTACGCTGATGGAGGCAAACGTGAACGAGGATTTGAAACTTATACAAGTGTTTCTTACACAGGGAAACGTCCCTGGTCCTAGCGTTTATGAAGTAAGTCAAGACTCAAACAACAAGCTGGTTTGCACTTGCCCAGGGTTTAGGGGCAGAATGACTTGCAAACACGTTAAGTTTGTTTACGCAAGAATTGAAAGCAATAACGGCACTTATCCTTTGGAGATTACTTACAGAGCAACTTCAGAAGATGCAGAGAAAGCGCAAACCTCTAACAAAGAGTTTAGAGAGTTCGTACTAAAGTTTGGGAAAATAGAGGTCGTGTAAAAAAATGCGTAAAGGGGATATAAGTAACGAACTACCAAAAAGAGTTATTGTTATCTCTGATACTTTCATTGAGTATGAAGTAACGGTTAAAAAAAGATTAAAAGTTATTCCAGTAAAAGATAAGAAAGCTACTTTTAATAGAACACTACTAAGCCGTTTATACGTCTTTGCCCAAAACATTGGTTACACAATGGAGCTAGCCTCCTTTACATTAAACGAAGAAGAGCTCAGTTTAGTTGTGGATAAGTTAGACCATATGGGTACCAATCCTTTTCGCTACTTTACAGTTTATGAATCTATAGACCATTTGATTAATGAACTTCCCTATAGACCAGAAGTAATTGGGGTGCTAGATTTGCCCACTCGCCTTATGAGATACGGTCACTGGGGATTGGACTTCAAACAGCTATGAACAAAGAGACGCAGCTACTTAGCAAAGTTATTAGTGACCGCGACTTAACTCCTTTGTTTACTCGCAAAGTAAATGACTCTTGGTTTTTAGATAATGAAGACCGTAAAGTTTGGAACCTTCTTCGCACCCACTTTACTAAGTACGGGGAGTGCCCAAGCGTTGAAGTAATACAAGATAACTTCCCTTCCTACAAGGTTATGGAAGTAACCGATAGCGTCGAATACATTTTGGATTCATTAGTTTCTAGTCGTAGAAAAGCTTCTACAGTTTCTATGATTGGTGATGCAATTGAGTTCATTGAAAAACACAAGGACCACGAGTCCGCGTTGCTTTCTCTTCAACGTGGCATCGTTAAACTTGATGAAGATGGCTTGTCACAGACATCTGATGTTAACGTTAAAGAAGACCCATTAAAACGTTGGGACGATTACTTATGGCGCAAAGATAACCCAGGACTTTTAGGAGTTCCTACAGGTTTTCCAACAATGGATACCGCAACTGGTGGATTACAAAACGGTCAGTTAATTGTTATTGTGGCTCCACCAAAAACTGGTAAGTCAACACTTGCATTACAGATTGCACAGAACGTGCATATGTCAGGCAAGGTTCCTATGTTTCAGTCTTTTGAAATGAGCAACGTAGAACAGCTTTCTAGATATGACGCAATGCGCTCTCGTGTTTCCCATACTCGTTTGCAAACTGGCTCTTTAACGGCAGAAGAAGAAGCACGGTACAAGCGCATCCTCCAAGGTATTGAAAGAATGCGTGAGAATTTTTGGTTAATTGACTCCGCACAGGGTTCTACCGTTTCAGGTATTGCTAGCAAGATTCAAACTTTGCAACCTGACATTGTTTTTATTGACGGTACTTATCTAATGATTGATGAGCAGACTGGTGAGGCCAATACCCCGCAGGCTCTTACTAACATTACTCGTTCACTTAAACGCTTAGCTCAACGGGTTAACAAACCAATTGTTATCTCTACTCAGGTGCTTAATAACAAGATGCGTAATGGACAAGTAACCGCTGATGCAATTGGTTATTCATCCTCCTTCCATCAAGACGCAGATGTTATTTTCGGGCTTCAACGAGAAGACGAGAATGTAGATGACACACGATTATTAAAGATTATTGCTAGTCGTAACTCTGGCCCCGCAGAAGTATCCTTATTGTGGGATTGGAACACAGGACAATTTCGAGAGATTGAAGCGACGGACTACTGATGACTAATGAAGAGATGGAAGACGTACTAGACCGATTAGGTATAGAAGTAATTAGCGTTACTGGCTCAGAAGTTAAGGGCCACTGCCCCGCTCACTTTAGTCGTACAGGAAAGATAGACAACAACCCTTCGTGGTCTATTAATGCAGAGACAGGGGCACACAACTGTTTCTCCTGTAAGTTCCGTGGGAGCCTTGCCTCTTTGATTGAGTACTGCCAAGGCATTGGGTTTGAAGAAGCCAAAGCTTGGATTAATACAAGCGATATTAATTTATCTAAAGCTTTTGAACGCATGATGACTCCCGCACCATTAGAGGTAGAAAGTAATCCTGTTACAGAGTCAATGTTAAGTGCATTTGATAGCCCACCATCCGATGCATTGAAGTCTCGTGGCATTACAGAAGTGGCCGCTAACTACTATGAAATTTTGTGGGATAACCGCAAAGAAAATTGGATTACGGTTATTAGAGACCCGTACACCAACAAGTTATTAGGGTGGCAAGAAAAGGGTTATAGAGGGCGCTATTTCCGCAACTATCCAACAGGTGTTAACAAAAGTTCTACACTCTTTGGCTATCAGCAATTTAATGGCGGGGAAATGATTGTTGTTGAATCACCATTAGATGTAGCAAGACTTGCATCCGTTGGAGTATTTGGTGGAATCAGTACCTACGGTTCTGCGGTATCTAACTCTCAATTAAAACTAATACGTTCTGCTGAGCGGATTGTATTTGCTATGGACAATGACGAGGCTGGTCGTGTCTCTTCCCAAGCTTTACTTGATTACGCTAAGGCTATGGGCATGGAATGTTGGTTCTTTAACTATTCTAATACAGAGATGAAAGATGTTGGCGGAATGAGCAAGGCTGAGATAATGTACGGCTTAGACAACGCAAAGCACTCAATACACGGACGAAAGGCTTTCCTATGATTATTGGTTTATCAGGATACGCACGCAGTGGAAAAGACACTGTTGCAGGAATGCTTATGGGGCTTCACGGTTATGAACAAGCTGCATTTGCTGACAAAATTCGTGAACTTCTTTATGAGATGGACCCACTTGTTATGCACAATTATATGGATTTTAGACTACAAGACATTGTTGATTCTAAAACTTGGGAAGTAGCAAAGACCGAATTTCCAGAAGTTCGCCGTCTTCTTCAAGACCTTGGAGTAGGCGCAAGAAAACTTTTTGGAGATGCATTTTGGGTAAACCAAGTAACAAACCAATTTGGAAACGCTTGGTGGGGATATGATAAAAACGTTGTTATAACAGACGTTAGGTTTATCAACGAAGCAAAAGCTATTAAAAGTAAAGGCGGTCAAATTTGGCGGATTAACCGTCCTAATGTTGAAGCCGTAAATGACCACATATCGGAGCACGATTTAGATAATTGGCATTTTGATGCGGTTATTGAAAACAATAGTGATATGCCAGAACTAATGGAGAAGATTAAGGTTCTGTTAGGGTAGGACTATGACTTTTACGGGAACGCTACTGCCTTACCAGCCTGAGGCTGTTAACCGCATGTGTGAAAGGCAGAAGATGTTGGTGGCCTATGACCTTGGTCTAGGCAAGACAGTCCTCACTATTGCCGCTGTAGAACGTCTCATGGATTCGGGCAAAATTACTGAGCCAGGTTTGGTAATCTGTTTATCCTCACTTAAATACCAGTGGGCTAATCAGATTGAGAAATTTACAAGTGGCACTTCTAAAGCTTTGGTTATTGATGGAACGCCGAAGAAACGGGCACTTCAATACGAAGACGCATACAACTGGCGCACTACAAAGGTTGATTACATCATCCTTAACTACGAGCAAGTTGTTAACGACTGGGATTCCGTCAAGAAGCTTCCCAGAGGATTTGTCGTCATTGACGAAGCAACCGCCATTAAATCCTTCAAATCTAAACGGTCAAAGTACACAAAAAAATTAACTAACTCCCCATATAAATTTGCGCTTACTGGAACTCCTATTGAAAATGGAAAACCAGAAGAGCTCTATAGCATCATGCAGTTTGTTGACTCAGAGGTATTAGGGCGCTTTGACATCTTTGATTCAGCTTTTATTGTTCGCAATTCTTGGGGTGGGGTAGATAGATACCGTAATCTTCCAGTACTACACGAGAAGATGAAAGAGGCGTCAGTTCGTAAAGCCCAAAAAGATGCAGACGTTGCTCCGTTTTTGCCAGACTCAATTCATAAAGACCCCATCCTCATTACCTTTGACCGCAAGTCTGCAAAGTTGTACGACCGCATTCAAGGCGATTTACTCCATGACTTAGATGAAGCACAAAGCATGTTTGGCACCTCTTTTAATATCTTGGCTCATTACGGTTACGACAACTCTCGTGGCGGTAAAGAAGATGAAATGCGTGGCAAGATTATGTCCAAGATTGGTGCGCTTAAACAATTATGTTCCCACCCAAATTTAATACGAACCAGCGCTAAGAAGTTTAATGACCAAAATGGACAAGGCTCCGCTTACGCTGCAGAACTTGTAGCTGCGGGACATTTAGATGGCGTAGTTAACTCAGTTAAGTTGGATACCCTTCTAGAGTATGTCAATGACTTCTTAGACCAAAGCCCAGAAAACAAAGTAGTTATCTTTGCTACTTTTGTAGACATGCTAGATATGATTGCTCAAAATTTGGGGCCAGAACAATGTCGACTTTACTCAGGTCAATTAGATGCTAAGACTAAAGAGGAGAACAAAATTGCCTTCAATACAGAGCCTAACATTCGCGTTCTTATTAGCTCTGACGCTGGTGGGTATGGAGTTGATTTACCTGCCGCTAACCTTCTTATTAATTATGACCTTCCGTGGAGTTCTGGCGCTGCCATTCAAAGAAACGGAAGAATTAAACGAGCTTCGTCAACATGGCAGACAATAGTTATTCAAGATATTTTGATTGGTGGTTCTATTGAAGAGCGCCAATACGATGCTCTACAACAGAAATCTTCAATTGCAAACGCTATTATTGACGGAGAAGGCATTGACGATAAAGGTGGAGTTCCTTTAAATGTAGGTAGTTTGAGAGCTTTCTTATCTCTTTCAACGGTGTAACCTGCTAAAATTGTGTAATGCCTAACGCACCTAAAACCCCCACACGCACTATCCGTGTGCCAGATGACCTGTGGAAAGCTGTCCAGAAAAAGGCTGCAGAAGAAGAAGTCACCGTTACTAGTGTGATTATTGGCGCCCTGCAAACCTATCTTGACAAGGATTAAATAGCACAATATCGTTGCCCTCAACACTAGGGGGTGCCTATGTCTAATCCAGACATTAAAGATGTTGAACAAACGCTTCAACAATATCTATCTCTTAAAGAACAGATAGATATGCTTTCTGAAAGACAAGCTGAATTAAAAAAGCGTTTAAATGATGCCACAGAGTCTTATGGTGAAGTAGATAGCAAAGGCCATATTGTTTTTGAATTTGGTGACGCTAAACTTATAAAGCAAAGAAAAGTATCTAACCCATTAAATACAGAAGTTGCTATGCAAATTCTTACTGAAAAAGATTTGCTTGATGAGTGTGCACCTAAGGTCCGCCAGATTGACCAAGACGCTGTTATGGCTGCCGTTTACAAAGGGCTTCTCACAGAAAGCGACATTGATGAGATGTTGCCACCAAAAATTTCATACGCATTTATTATTAAAGGATAAAAATGTCAGACGACTTCATTGAATCTTCTTTTGCCGACTTGGATGTTTTTTATCCAGGCAGTAAAAGAAAGCGACGTGAGACCACGGTTCCCGAAGTTCAAACAAAAGAACTATGGGATTCCCGTCCGTACCTCAAGACCCTGCCTAACGGCATGGAGGTTGAGATGTTTACGGTAGGTGCACTCGCTAAGGCGCTAGGGCGCCCATTTATCACCATCAGAAAATGGAATGAAGAGGGTTACTTGCCCTCTTGCCCTTACCGCTTACCAACTACACAAAACAAAAATGGGGAAGACCATAAGGGCAGACGCCTTTATAGCCGAGCCATGATTGAAACGGCTGTAGAACTATTTAACAAAGCTGGACTTTTACATGTCAAGCGTATAGAATGGTCTCTACACCAGAAGCTTGTAAAAGAGCTAGCTGAGGCATGGACTAACATCCTTGCACAAGAAACTAAAAACCAAGAAACTCAAGGAGATAAATAAATGGCAGTTCAAAGTACAGATGAATTTGTTCCAGTAACGGATGAATTCTCAATTGAAAATACAAATGACGTAGATGCTCGTCCAGAAGCATCAACATCAACTGCAGTCCAAGCAGGCTGGGGCGCAGGCGATGAAATGACTATGAAGTCAAAGGAATTCCCAACTGATTTAAAGTTGAATGAGGAATTTCAAGTAATTAAGTTCTTAGACCAAGACGGTCCGTTTGCAATCTACAAGCAACACTTCCTACAGCAAAAAACTGAGGGCAAGCGTTCATACGTTTGCTTGGGAAATGGTTGCCCATTGTGCCTTAAGTTGAATCACAAGCCAGAAAGCAAGCACGCATTTACTGTGGCTGTGCTTACTGCAGATTCTGCAACACGCATGATTCTTACTGCAACACCACGTCTTTATAAGACACTACACGCTGCACACTTCTCACCACAGGGTCCTCTAACAAAGAACTATTGGGCGATTTCTCGCACAGGTAAGATGCAGCAAACTGTTTATTCTCTAAATTCTGTCAAGGGTCGTGACCTCAATGAAGATTGGTCAATTGACGAAGCAAAGGTTGAATCCGTCCTAGCAACGCTAGAAGCGTATCCACGTTCAGCAATCTATGAAAACTCAGTTGCTGAACTAACTGAAATTGCTAACGACCTAGCTTAACTAACAGATGTAGAAGGGCTAGGCCGCCCATCCCCTGGCTTAGCCCTTCTGCTTTTAGGGGACCCATGAATATCATTACAACAAAAGAACAACTTGATGAGATGGTTACTTACTATCTTAAGCAAGATACTTTTGCCTACGATGTAGAAACAGTAGGGCCACAACGAGGCGTAACAGTCGTTAATGAAGTGCTGTGGATTTCTTTATCTACATATGGTCGTGGAGATGTTATTCCTTTAGGCCACCCAAACGGAGAGTTTGAATCTGAAGTTTTTCCTTTAACAGGTCAAGGCGAAAAAAGAGTTGCTGCGGGATTACCTGCACGAGAAGCTGATTACTCACGAGATAAGAAAAAAGCAACAGTTAGTTTTGGTCCACCCCCACCACAGTTATTTCCTGCAGAAGTATTTGCCGCTCTTGAACCTTTAATGTTTGGTAAAGACCGACTACTGATTGGTCACAACCTTGTTTTTGATTTAACTTCAGTAGCTAAATACTATGGCGGTAAAGTCCCTGTTGGGCCTTACTTTGACACGATGATTGCCTCTTTCCTCTATGACAACAAGAACAAGAATAAATGCGGTTTAGATGATTGTTTGGCGCGAGAGTTTAACTACCATATGGTTAAAGGCGTAGGTAAAGAAGTTGAGAAGTATTCCTTTGATACTGTTGCTAAATATGCATATTTAGACGCTAAGTACACATTTATGCTTTATAAAGCTTTGCTACCAAAACTTGAAGAGGGACAACTTACTAAGGTAATGAACCTTGAGATGGGTGTCCTTGAAGTTTTATGCGCTATGAAATTATCGGGTGCACCGATTGATACTGAACAACTAATAGCCCTGCATACTCAGTTAGAAGAAGATATTGAAAAAGCACGTTCGGAGATTTATAGAATTGCTGGTCGGGTGTTTAACATCAATTCAAACGCTGATAAGCAAGAAGTTCTCTACGGGAAGAAGGAGGACGGGGGCCAAGGCATAAAGCCAAAGCTTCTAACTACGGGCGGTAAAAAGAAACACGAAGAAAAGATTCCGCTAGAGTCAACCGATTACTCAGTTGCAGCAGATGCGCTAGAGATGTATCGAGAGGCCAACCCTTTAGTTAAAGCACTGTTGGAGTATTCAGATTTAAATAAGTTGTTGACTACTTATGTAGTGCCCTATTTGGGTGGAGATGTGACCCGCACCAGCAACGGTAAATCTAAAATTGAGCATAAAGAAACTCTTTTGATTAACGGCAAGATTCATTGTGACTTTGTACAGCACGGAGCAGAGACTGGTCGTTTTTCTAGCCGTAACCCCAACTTACAAAATGTTCCAGCACCACACACCGCCCACGGTAAGGCAATTCGTAACTTGTTTTATGCACCACCAGGATACAAACTAGTAGTGGCTGACTATTCTCAGATTGAACCTAGAGTGATTGCATCTATGTCACAAGACCCAATTATGATGGACAACTATTTAAAGGGTGGAGATATTTATACAACCGTGGGTAACACTATGGGAGTAGACCGCAAGGCTGGCAAGGTACTTGTATTGGCTATGGCTTACGGCGTAGGCCCTGACAAAATTGCAAGTCAGATTGGATGTAGCGTTACTGAGGCTAAAAAACTACTTAATGACTTCTCAGCTAAGTTTAATTCAGTCAACAAGTATCGTTTGCGTGTTGTAGGAGGAACAAGAGTTAAAGGCTATGTCTCTACAATTTTGGGGCGAAGAAGATACCTGCCCGATATTAACTCAAGAGACTTTGGATTTAAGTCATCCGCTGAGCGTCAAGCGTTCAATACTCGTATTCAGGGTTCTGCAGCCGACATTATTAAACTTGCCATGATTCGCGCATATAAGATGATTCCAAATGAGGCTAGACTAATCCTTACTATTCACGATGAAATTGTGACAGTGGCACCAGACAGTATTGCAGAAGAGACTGCAGAAGCCATCAGAGCGGCTATGGAAGGTATTGACCTTCTAAATGTCCCCCTTATTGCTGACGTTAAAATTGTACAGAAGTGGGGCGAGGCTAAATGAGTTGGATGAAAAGGTTCTTTAATCGCGGTAGCGGTGAAGAGTATGACATTATTAAAAATGAAATTCCATTTAGTACATTAACACGTTGGTATCTCTACGACATGAGTATTCCAGATACAAATGATATTGCTGTAGCCCTTGGATTAAATCCAGTCAGCGATGAAGGACACGAAAAAGAAGAGGAAGACAGCGAACTTCGTCTTGCTAGCCTTGACACTTTGATTCCTTATTTAGACATTATTAGCGAGCTCAACGCTAAGATTATTACTACATCGCAACTTTATGAGCTAGGCAAAGAAAAAGAAATTGACCAAGAGATGGAAAATGATGTTAGGCTCATGCGTGATTTGTACCATGCAGTAGGTTTTTCAGCACTTATATCTGCCTTCTCTTCTGCAATAGAATTAGGTATTATCTACCCCAACGCAGTTAACGTTGGGTCTTTCTTTAAGGAGTACGATGATGAGCAATAACTGGTGGGCACAAAAAATTGGCGCAAATCCTTCAGTGTCTGTTCCGCAGACATATCAACAGCAGCTTCCTCCAACAACTCCGCAACCTCCGTACTACCCACCTGAAGTAAACCAACAACGATTGCCACAATCAGCAACTAACGCTGCACGTTGTCCTGGTTGCGGTAGTGGGAACTATGGTTCAGCAGACCACGCATCACGTGCTCGTTGCTATGACTGTGGTTATCCAATTCAGCAATCAGGTTCTGGTATGGGCAAAGGAGTTACTAGTGGGCCACAGGCCGCTGGTCCAGCTCAGCCTGCACGTCAAGTAGAGTCAGGCGGATTCAACCCACAGACAATCATTGGACATATTTAATGGCAGTTAACGCAGAACTATTAAAAGTAATTAATAAGATTAACAAAAAGATGGGTGCCGATACCATCATTTTGGGCGAGAACATTCAGAACACAATTGGTCGTTTTACAACAGGCTCACTTTCATTTGATGTTGCATTAGGTGGTGGATGGCCCGTTAATCAATGGCACGAACTAATTGGTGAAGAATCAAATGGTAAAACTGCTGTAGCGTTAAAGACAGTTGCAGCTAATCAAGACCGTGACCCAGAGTTTACAACTGTGTGGGTAGCAGCAGAAGAATGGGTTCCTTCTTATGCTGAAATGTGCGGGGTTGATTTATCTCGTGTGTATGTAATTTCTACAAATATTATGGAGGAAGCATATGAAGCAGTTATTGAGTTGGTTGAAAGTAAAGCTGTGGATTGCGTCATTATTGATAGCCTTCCTGCCCTTATTCCTAGTGCTGAAGACGAAAAGGATATGGATGAATTCACCGTTGGACGAGGAGCACTCTTAACTAATAAGTTTTTCCGCAAGGTAGGCAAGGCATCCAAGCGAAGTCTTGTAGTTGAGGAGCGCCCATTTATTGGTATTTTAATTAACCAATGGCGCGACAAGGTTGGCGTTATGTATGGTGACCCTCGTACTACTCCTGGGGGCAAGGGCAAGAACTACGCTTTCTTTACACGAGTAGAGGTAAAGCGCGATGATTGGATTGAAGAAGGTACGGGCCAAGAAAAGACCCGTGTAGGACAGACAATCAAAATTCGTACTATGAAGAACAAGTCTGCCCCACCATCTCAAACCGCGTTTATGGATTTCTATTTTGCCAATGGTGGTTCTGTAGACCGTGGCAATTATGATTTTGCCAAGGAAGTTGTTGCTATGGGTATTATTAACAAAGTTATTACCCGAGCAGGTGCATATTACCGTTACGAGTTTAAGGGCGAGAATCGGCAATGGCAGGGTGCAGATGCTATGCTTAGCTCAATACGGGAAGAGTTAGACCTGAAAGAAGCCCTTGAACGGGATGTGCTGGACTCCATTAAAGCTGGGTCTAAGTTCATAGCCGAAGACTCCGATGAGGAGTGAGGGACAAAGACAGTCTAAGAAGCATGAGGCACGATTAGCAAAAAAGTTTGATGGCAAGCGAACAGCAGCCAGTGGAGCTTTTTGGAATCGTAAAGGCGATGTTCGGACTGATGAACTTTTAATAGAACATAAGTGGACGGGCAAAACCTCCTTTACTGTTAAAGCTGCAGTTTTGGAAAAAATTGTCAATGAAGCAATTCTTGATAGTCGAATGCCTGTATTAGGCGTAAGTCTTAACGAGAATAATTATGTGCTTTTACTTGAGGATGATTTTCTAGAAATGCGCCAAACCCTCATGGAGTGCACTTGTCATACGAAGGTTCAGGTAACGTAGAAGACTGGCGTTACTCCGCTAAATGTCGGGGTATGGATACTGAAATTTGGTACCCACCACGAGACAAAGAAAAATATAAAAACATTGCTGATAAATCTAAAGCCGTCTGTTTTGGACGAGATGGCGCACCAGAGTGTCCCGTAAGAATTCAATGTCTACTCTACTCAGAGAAGATGGATGAACAACACGGTATTTGGGGCGGACTTTCACATCGTGAACGAAATGCATTGAAGAGAAAAGCTGCTAAGGTAGGGCTTACATTGGAAGAATGGGTAATTAAAAATGGCGTCAAAGGCAAGCGGGTTTAAAGCCACAGGAGCATTAAAGAAGTTTGTAGATGCGGGTAAAAAAGACAGCAGAGTACTTGCTTCCGTAGAGCGCCACTACATTGCAAAAGAAGCGCCAAGTGATAGACGCTCAGATGTATTGCATCCATCAGCAATGGTTAAAGCAGATTGGTGCCACCGTTCATCTTATTTTCAGTTATTAGGTTTTCCACCACCACCTAGCAAGTATCGGGTATCCCTAAAACAAAAGCGTGTGTTCCAGACAGGTCACGATATTCATGCAGGTTGGCAATCCATTTTTCAAGAGATGGGTACCTTGTACGGCATCTATGAGTGCAATAGATGCGGGCTAAAAGAGTGGGGAATGGCAGATATTAAATGCCCTGTATGCGACTGTACTAAGTTTAGTTACAAAGAAGTTTCACTCCATTACGAGCCATTAAGAATTTCGGGCCATGCAGATGGAATCCTTCTTGGTTTTGGTGAGCCATTGATGTTAGAGATTAAATCATTAGGCGCAGGAACATTTAGATTTGAAGCTCCAGAGATGACCTATGAGCACAACGGCGAGATTGACAAGATGTGGAAGGCAATGAGCGCCCCATTTATGAGCCACATAATGCAGGCTCAAATGTACATGAAGTTAGCTGAGTTAATAGGACTTAAACACCAACCACAAGAAGCGTTGTTCCTGTATGAGAATAAGTCTACGCAAGAAGTAAAAGAGTTTGTAGTTGCCAAGAGTGACTTTGGTATAGCCCCGTTATTAGAGGCTGCTGCATCAATTGTAGAGGCAGTTGACAAAGGTATGCCACCTACTTGTAATATAAGCCCTAACGAGGGTTGCTACCAGTGCAAGGGGTATGACAATGATTAAGTTGGTAACCACAGGTATCACCGAAGACATTATTGATATTTTAGAGCGCCAAGGGTTACCTATGCGTCAGACATTAGATATGTCCATACCTAACTTCCCAGATGATGTCACGTTAGTAGATGACCAAGACCTTATGGTTTTAGCCTCTAAATATATGGAGAACTACAACATGGTTCGCACACAGGTTTCATGCGCCCAGATTGCAGAGCTTGAAGCAGAAAACGATTACGATTTCTGTGAAGCACAGGCTCTATTAAAACTATCAACAGGTAAAACTACTGAAAAAGCGGGCTTACTAAAGGCCTCTGTTTTAGTACAAGAAGACATACAAGGTAAATTAAAAGTAAAGAACTACGCTTACGCCTACCGTAAACTGTTAGAGACCACGCAAGATAACTTAGAGCGTTACTACAACCTAGCCAGCCGTGAGCTCACTCGCCGTACATCTAGTGACCGTATGAGAACCAATAAGTTCAGCGCATAATGCCAAGCCAATCACGCAAACATAGAGGCTATCGAAGCCAGAAGGTACTAGCTATGTACTTAGCTGAGCACGGCTTTCCCTTTGCAGAAAGCGCGGGGGCAGGTCGTAGCGGTAGTGATGTCACAGGCACGGTAGGTATAGATTGGGAAGTAAAATCCCGTACAGGCTTTAATCCAAGTGCAGCTATCAAACAGCTAAAGGAGAGACACAATGGAAAAGATTTACCAGTTGCGGTCTTACGCCTTAACGGTCAAGGTGAAGCGGGTATCGGAGAATGGGTTACACTACTCAGACTTGAAGACTTCGTACATTTACTACGAGAAGCAGGGTACGGAGATAAAAATTAATGCCAAAGTATGATTTTACTTGTATACCATGTGACACAACAGTAGAGATGCATATTGGGTTTGACGATGTGCACCGTCCTACATGCGATAAATGCGGAAACTTTCTAACTAAAGTATGGACACCGCCAGCAGTTCATTTTAAAGGCGGAGGATGGGGAGCAAAATGAGTTTTATTGTTAAAGATGAGAAGTGGGCAGAAAAACTACAAGAAGGTCTTGAAGAGTACTTAATGGTTTGTCAAGATAGTGTTGATGAGAATGAAGAGATAGAGACGTTATCGGGTGAGCCTTATTGTGGTTGTAACGTTTGTTATTTCCGCGAAGTACTGTTTTTTGTTGCCCCTAAAATTATGAAAGGACAAAATGAGCAAAAAATCGAACTCACCTAAACGTCCTATGCCAACAAATAAAGAACTCCGTAAAGAGGGCTATATGACTACTGAGGAATTTGTTACTAAGCTAACCCCAGGTCTTAAAGAGTACCTTAGTAAAAATTGGGGCGTAATAGATAAAAAATCACTACATCACCCAGAAGATTTAATATCTAATGCAGCTATTTATATAGAGGTTGCCTATCACGTACTTGCAGATTTCGGTGCTAGACCTCAGGGATAAGGATAGGCCACTTCACGTCTGCGCTTGCGGGTCCACTTTGTGGAATGTAAAAGCTCAGTTTGAAGAAGGGCAGATATCCTTATATATGTTAGATATGGAATGCGCCCTATGTGGCAGCCTTGCCACAGCCCCCACCCCATTAGACGTATGAACTGCATTATAGAAGCCTGTAGTAGGCCAGGAAAAGCTAAAAACTTGTGTAACACCCATTATCAAGCTTGGTGGATAAGCCAACCCAAAGAAAACCGTAGTTATACCAAAGGTGGCAGGCCACGTAAAGATGTAGTTTCTTATTGGGGAATGCACGGTCGTTTAAAAGTAAATAAAGGAAGCGCCTCTAAACACCAATGCATTGATTGTGGAACTCCTGCAAATGATTGGACTTGGAATAACAGTTGTTCAAATGTATTGTATGGAGTTGCTAGGAAAGATAGGCCTAATTTAAACCCTTATTGCGTACATTTAGAGCATTATGAGGCTAGGTGCACTTCTTGCCATATGATTTTTGATAAGAGTTTAGCCTGATATTACATGCTCGTGTACCCATAATTTGGGGGTAACACTAATCCGAGCATAATGAGGTATAACAATGTCAGAAGCAGTATCAGAAGAAAATATCCTGCGTGTTTCAGCAGGGTCAAATCCACAAGCCGTAGCATCAGCAATCGCCCATAGTATTTATGAGACTCGTGGTTGCAAAATCCGTGCCGTAGGTGCTGGAGCCGTTAATCAAGCCGTCAAAGCAATCGCAATTGCCCGTGGTTATTGCGCCCCTAGAGGTTTAGATTTAAGTTGTATCCCAGGCTTTGCAAGTATCAAAAGCCACGATGGTGACATTTCAGCCATTGTATTTGTTGTAACCGTGACAGGTTAAGCAGTTATTTCGCGCCAAAATGCCTTATCTTTAATAAACCCCTTTGCAAAGGAAACCAAATGAAATCAGATTCAAAGAAGAACCCAGCACCGATTGCTCCGACATCAGCCGAGCCATCAAACGCTGCAGGTTCAAAACCACGCATTGCTATGCCTGAAAAAGGCAAGCTTATGAAAAAGACTGGCAATGCTAAGGGTGGCACAGACCCATACAAGCAAGCTAAGCCGTCACGTACCAAAGTAATGGTTGAACGTGCAGGTGCTCGCTACGGTATTCGAGTTGGCTTCCAAAAGTCAACCGCACCAGAAGCAGCAGCAACACAGGGAAATGGTCGCATTATTAAAGCAGCCGTTAACCGCTCACGTCCAAACTTTAATGATGGTATGGCAGAATAATTAAATAAGCAACGGCCCTCCAAGAAATTGGGGGGCTTTTTGCGTTGTGTCTTTATTGCGTGATTTGTGTAACTATGGTTAAATACCTGTGTGAAGAACCTCATGTATTCCAATCAAAAAAACTATTGTCTTTTGGGATTATGGGTATCAGAACAAGAAGAACCATCAAAGAGTGAAATCATTGAGCTTTTAAACAGTAATGCATCAACTGCTAGTTTACACAGATTTTTTAACAAAAAATTTGAAGACCTAAATTGCGGACTTACCGCATTTAAAAGCCACAGAAAACGATGGTGCTCATGTCCATAAAAGATGAATTTAATGATTTTACAAAAGCGGGCCAAGAAGGTTCCGACAATATTATGAAAGACATTCCAGATGCGTGGAGACCACGTTCTGAAATTGGTAATGATGGCGGATTTATTGTTTCAACACCACGACCTGATGGCAACACTCCAGGTGCAGAAGAGATTATTAGAGAAGCAAATTTAGACCCTAATGAGTGGGCAGTTACATCACATAGGCGCTCACGTTGGCAACGATATGACGGAGAATGGCTAGAATCATTTAAAATTAACGTTGTTCCCGTTAAGTCTTCAATAGAAAATGATTTTGATGCGGAAAAACTTATTGAATCAATGATGAATTGGCGCCCAGAAAGTTCAATAGATTTTGAGGGAGACTTAACAGCTGTATACAGCCTTGGAGATACCCAGTACGGTAAAGATGACACGCCAGCTATTGTAGATAGAGTGCTGCGTTCCTTTGCAGAAGCAGTAGAGCACCATAAGTTTTTACAAAGTAAATATAAAATTGGGCAGATTGCACTACCCCAATTGGGTGATTGCATTGAAGGTATGACAAGCCAAAAAGGTAAAGTTATGGGGCGTCACGATATTGGCGTAGCCCAACAAGTACAAGTAGGACGCCGTATCCTTATGAATCAAATTAAAGCTATGGCACCGTTTGCATCAAAGATTATTGTTCCCGTGGTTCCAGGTAACCACGATGAAGTCCAGCGTTTCTTGGTATCTCGCCCAGAAGATTCCTGGCAGATTGAGATTGTTCGCGCTGTAGAAGATGCGTGTTTAGAAAATGAGTTCCTTAAAGACAGAGTTGAGTTTAGATATCCAGCCAAAGATGACAGCACCCTTGCCGTTAACTTGAGTGGAACTCTGTACGGAATGGCACACGGACACCAAGCACGAGATATGGTGAAGTGGTGGTCAGGTCAGGTAATGGGTCGTTGTTCAGTAGCAAACGCTGACATACTCAATGTTGGACACTTGCACCATTACGATGTTCAAAGCGTTGGTATGCGATTGTTCATCCAGAACCCTGCAATGGATAACGGGTCAGCTTGGTTTAGAGATAAATCAGGCCTTGAATCTCATCCAGGAATCACATCTTTAGTAGTTGGTGAAGGATTTGATGCCCGTCGTGAGTTAGTAGTACTAGGTGGGTTTCGCTAGCCTATAATGTAGTCATGCCAGGACCACATCAAAACATTCAAAATCTCGGCGCTGCTGGGATGTATGGAACCAATACCAATTATGGTGGTGGCGGTGTTCCTGTTGCACGAAGCGAATTAGATTTCCTTCGTCTTGGTGTTGGACGCCAACCTTCCGCAGAGTATCCAGATGGCTATCTCGGAACAATTAGAACTCGTCGTGATGACCGTGGTCGTCCAGGTTCTACATCAGAAAATGTTTTAGATTCACTTAAAATTCGTATTGGACAACGCGGTTACCAACGCGGTGTTCACAAAGGCGAGCGCATTGACCAATCAAGTTATTACTATCCAGAAGGATTAGATAATGCTCGTGGAATTCGGCGCCAAATGAAATCTGTTCAAGAAGGTAATGTATACCTATCAAAGAGAAATGCAGATGCACAACATCTAGCACCAGCTCCACACTTACCTAACGACGGTAAAGCAGGTCCTGCTGCAAAGAGTGACTCACCTATGGGCGTTAACCTCAACCGAGCTAAGCGACTTAGTTCACTATCACCGAATTGGAAATAAATGCCAGGTAGAAGCGCAGACGGTGTTTACTCCCGCAAACCATGGCAAGCACCTCCAGAGGCTGCTTACCCACCACAGGCATACATTGGGCCATTTCAATCTAATCAAGAACGTCTACTCAGCCAATCATTGGCCGTTAACTCAATGTCGGGCGAAGAAATCCAACAATATGTACGCCCACCTATGCCTCAGATTAAACTATTTCCAGAGAAGTATGGTTACACCGATACTGAAATAAGTATTGAAGACATAATTGAGCTACCAGGACGCTCACAACAGCGTGTAGAGTCTGACTTTAGCCAAAGCCCTAACACACCGCAGAGTTCAAGTCGTAACGCCTTAGGAGGAGCCGTCTAATGTCAAAAAAATCAACAACGCTTTCTGCTGGAGCACGTAAAGCGGTAAAAAAAGCAGAAAAAATTGGCGGAAAACTTAAGCCATCTGGTAACGGACAAACTGTTGTATCAACTGAGCACTATACTGATAAAGGTACTACTGTTCCTAAAGCAGTAGTTGAAGGCCAAGCTGACAGCACAGGAGAAATTCGTACTTTTCCAATTAAAGGAAAACTTAGTAAGTTTAAACAAAATATGGGTAAAGCAGAGTCAAGAGCAGCAGCTTTTATTAAAGCTAGCTCTGAGGGAAAGTTATTTGAGGGGCGATAATGGGACGTAATAAAAAAGATTTTCATAACGATATTATTGTTAATCGGTTTCCTGATATAAAAGACCCTAAAAAATGGGTTCCTATGACAGAGGCTGTTGAAGCAAAAGAAAAGGCGTCAAAAAATGAAGAATGACCCAGGGCTATTTACCGACTCAACTGGAGAAGGTATGGCAGGGGCAGAAGACGTCCGCCTATCTACTCAGCGCGAATTAAAGACCCAATACAACGGTTCTAAGCCATGTATTGAGTGTGGAACACTACTAAATCCAGTACAATCATTACACGCAGAACTCTGCTCAACCTGTTTACGCAGGAAGTCAGCAAAGCTACTCAAAGGACGGATGGCATAATGGGCGTTTTTAAAAAATTAGATGCTGGTTTATCTCGGCTTACTAACAATGCCGTTACTAAAAGCCAAAACAACAACGCACGAGAAGCTCGTACTGCTGCGTTTAACAAAGGAAAAACCTCTTTTAGCGCAAACAATCTTTCAAGCGAACAACCTGTTCGTAAAAACGATTCAAGTGTTTGGTAAGGACAAATAATGCATCTACTTAAATCATTTAATGACCGACGTGTTGCCAAAGGTGCCGCCAAAGCAGTAGAGAACAACAAGTGGTCACAGATTCAAGCAGGACACGATGCAGGAGCCTTTGCTCCTGGACGTAATGTTGATTGGAGTCCTACTGCTGGACAAAAAGCAGCCGAATCACAAGCAACATTTAACACAGGAACTTGGTAAAGGAACCCACATGACAGTAAACGCATCACGTTCACAGAACGCATCGCTTTTAGAAGGCGCAACAGATGGCAAATATCGCAAGCGCCGTCCAAATACAACAGTAATCCCAGGTATGGGTGACCAAGATGTTGTAAAGAATCGCGCTGGACTACATCCATATATGAACTATGGTTTCATCAACTCAGAAGAGCCATCTAAAGTAAATCCCGTAGGTTAATTATGGCTAATTTAGTTCCAGACCGTGCTAACGATACAAAACGTGCTCCCCATACTTCTTTGTCTAAAACAGCCATGAAAACTTGGGAAAACGAAACTGTCACAGGAAATGACAATCCAAAATGGAAATGTGACAATTGCGGTAACAAAGGTGCACAAGATTACGCAGGTCAAGGCCGTGTGTGTGAGTCTTGTGCTTCAGATTTGGGGTTTTAAATAATGCCTACTCCAAAAGATAGAGCAAACGATTCTGGTCGTGTATCAAATCACGAAGAAGACCGCAATGATTATTTCGGCCGTAAATTTGGATATGAATTAGCAAACCCACAGCCTGATACTCACGAAGCTGAGTATGACGAAGCAAATAAGCGACTCTAATGAAGCCAACAACACCACAGTTTCCAGAGCCATCTGATGACCGTCCTGAAGGTTGGGATTATTTAACCCCAGAATCTATGGATGAAATGTCACAGCACTTTTCTAAAGAAGAAAAGAAAAAGGATAAGTAGTGTCTGATTTGCCAGAAGACCGTGGTCCTAGTTCACTTCGTGTAAGTAACTATGACCCATCTAATCCTGTTCATAAAGGGTTATTAAACAGACAACACCTACATCGTGGTGCTCCCGTCAATGCCCATATTGATGCACGTCCAGACAAGATTACTATGCCAGTTGCACCAGGCATGGAAGTAGAACCTAAACTTTCAGGTCGCCATATGACCAACGAAGAAAACGCAGGGTATGTAGTTCCCGCAAAAGATAGAATTAAATTACCAAAGCCAAAGCCAATTATTAAGACTGATGCTCCATCTATGGAAACACCTAAAGATGCAGGGTCTATCTATAGTAAGCCTCGTGTAGACAAAGAGGCTGCAAAAGCTGATGCCGCTGCACGCCAAGCAAAGATTGCAGCAGCATTAAAAAAGCGCGGGGAAAAACCAGCCAAATAATCTGTGATAAGATTAACTCGGTCTACTACAAGGAGCAACTATGACACTTGACCTTTCCACTTTAAAGAGCGCAAAAGTCGACCCTAATGAACCAATGATGCGCTTGATGAAGTGCCTTAAGTGCAAGACTATTGATGAAATCCCTGGTTACTCTGGCCCAGAAGGCGGAGAGAACACCGTTGAATTTGATGAGGCCCTACGTTTCTTTGTAGACCAGCACATTGATAAAGGGTGCACCAACCGCGATGACCGCGTTATCTATTATTTGCCTGTTCGTTTTTGGATTATTCCAAAGGTAAAAGAAGGCATTATGAAGCAGATTCAAGAAGGTGCCCAGGGTTTAGATATTTTTGGTACCAATTTCTATGCAACTAAAGAGAATTTTACAGCAGATGCAATGACTTGTTGGATTGCACACAAGCAAACTAAAGATTGTGGCGATTACAAAAGTGATAAAAAGCTTCTTAAAGCTGATACAGCCAAAGAGCGTTTAGATGCAGGGTTAGAAAAGGAAAGTAGCGGACCAAAGGTCTACCTTTGTGATTACTGCCCAGTTAAGTCCGTAGTCCAAGAGAAAGCCTTTAAGCAACAGGGTCTGTATAGCTAATGGCTAAGGCTAAAGAACCTGAAGAGGTTGAAACAGCCTTTTTAATCGTAAAGCGCCCAGATGGGTCGTTTTATGCCACTACCAGTATGGATGCGCCCTTAAAAATTGGGCGTAAAGCGACAAATGCGGACGTAAAGCACGGGTGTCAAGACATCCTAGAGGTGGTTAAAAACTCAGAATTAAGCAACATTATTGTTGCCGAAATGATTGCCGCAGCGACCCCAAACGAGAAAGCCACGGCCAGTTCAATACTTCAAGCCCTATCTGACAGGGGTATACTGTAACTACACAGTGAAGGGTGGCCTCCTATGGCGTTCATCGAAATGTCTTGCACGTGCATGGCATCTTTTCAAATTGATGTTGAGGAAAACGAAACGCTGGCTGTTTTATGGGCGCAACAATTTGTTGGTGCACATCAAGCGTGTGGTTTTATGACAAAAACTGCTGTCGATGCTCCAGAAAAGCATCGCAAATTTGAGTTTGAATCTGACATTATGTACAAGGAAAAGAAAGAAAAAGAACTATAATAACTAAATGAGTTTATATGAGGCTGTAACAGTAGAGCCTTCAGAAACCTCCTACTTTAGTAACCCCCAAGCTGGGTTAGACCCACGCCTATTCCGTGATAACCAAATGGTTGGTAGCGTCCGTGATGGCATCCTTCGTATTTTATTTGAACACCTTCGCAACAACTATTACAACCCTGAAGCTTACGTTCACGCTTGGATAGCGGGTTCAGGCGTATCGTTTCAATGGGCCGCTAATCGTAGTCCAGCAGATTTAGATTGTCTTGTAGGAGTTGATTACATTCGCTTCCGCCAATCGAATACAAAATATGCGGGCTTTAGTGATAAAGAGATTGCGGATATGTTTAATGAAAATTTCCGTGAAGACCTGCACCCAAAAACTGAAGAGTTCATGGGCGCATTTGAGCTTACATTCTATGTCAATGTTCAGACGGATATCCGTAACATCAAACCTTACGCTGCATATTCATTAACTGATGATGATTGGACTGTTGAACCACAGAATCTAACAGTAACAGTTGGTAGAGATTGGGAACGCAAAGTAACCCGCGATGAAAATATGGCGGTTGAAATTCTGACCCGTTATTCAGAAGCGTTATCTAAGATTGGTACAGCAACAACAGATGCTGCACGACGCAACGCTGAAGCTGCACTTAAACTATCTATTGAACAAGGCGCGGCTTTGTTTGAAGATATACATCATGGAAGAAATGCTGCGTTTAGCCAAAGCGGACAGGGTTATTTAGACTACTCTAACTACCGTTGGCAGGCAGGTAAGTCATCAGGAGTTGTACAAGCACTAAAACAGTTAAAAGATTTGTCTAAAAAGACACGTCAAGAGTTTGAGTCCCAGACCTACGGTATGGAACTTCCAGATGCTAGGGTTCTGATTCGCAGAGCAATATCATCTAAATAGTAAACTAACTATACGGAGAAATACATTGTGGCAATTGTAATGTTTGTCGATGGCGTATTACGCCATAATTCCAACTCCCCTATCTATGCGGGCATGGCGCTATACCGCATGTTCAGCGAAGATATGCGTGTAGTTTTACTATCAGAAGAAAAAGAAAAAACACACCGCTGGTTATTAGAGCACAAAGTAAATACTTATGATGACTTGGTAGATAACACCGCACCAGGTATTTTAGAAAACCCAGAGCTAGAACAGGTTAAGTACTGTCGCTCACAAGGTAAAGTAGAACTAGTAGTTACAGCCAATGTTGAACTTGCCAAAGAATTACTAGAGCAAGGCATAGACACCTTACTGTTTCTACACCCTAATTATTTGCGCCCAGAATTTCGTCCAGATGGACGCCAAGGCGTTCGTAGTTGGAAAGCCATCGAAGAAGAGATGGATAAGCAGATGGAAATGCTAAAGGAAGACCCACGGGTTTGAAACTGATATATCTGGGTGCTGAGGTTCCTTCTAACCGCACCCTCCTTGAGACAACCACAGCCAACCACGTTGGCGTGAGCTATTGGCGCCTTGTTAAACGCGGGTTGCCTAAGACTAAGGTCTATCTATTAGAAAACTACTTCAGCAAAGACACCCACATCTATGTCCATGCTGGTATTCCCAAAGTTGAAAAACTGGGGCCAAATGAATTTGAAGAGTTTGCAGCAGGATATGAAGAGTTCGTTGCTAATAACATTGACCGCCTTACTACCTTTAATGAAGTAACCCATCCAACACTTGACCCAGCCTTCGTAGAGGAGCAACGGCGTACTTGTTGGGCCGAGGTACCTCCAGGTAAGTTCCAACCTATCTGGCAGTCCCAGACGGGCCCTGAAGGCCTCAAGGCTATGGTTGAGTCCTACCTGGACATAGGAATTATGGGCGATGATATTGAATACGAGACCCAACTATCCTCAGTAACCAAGACTTATTTTAATAAATACGGCACCAGGTTCCACGCTATCAATACCGCTAAGCCTGACAACCTCAGGCAGGTCAAGGTTGAATCAGCTAGTAGCCTGTCGTGGATAGCACCCATGTTGCACGGTGAAACTATTATCTGGGACGGAACAAGATTAGTTCGATACCCCAAGAAGATGAAAGAACAAGCCCGAGTTAGGTACAGCGCTATCTATGATAAAGCTGGTCTAAGCTATGACTTGATTATGGAAGACGACCCACAAGAGGTGTGTCGATTAGCAGTATGGTCATTTGAACAACTTGAAGCGAGGTTAAACAACATGCACGGTAACGAAGATGACGCACTGTTACACGATAACAACGAGTGGAGTGAAGTGGAGCAAAGTGGGGAAACTACTCCTGCACATAACGATAACAAGGGGGGTGGGATGCGGAAACTTGAACCCCGAAATCCAGAAGAAATGGGCAATTTACCCGTCTTTGGATACACCTATAAGTCAGTTGTAGAGCAAGATGAAACAGGTAATGATGTCATTAAAGATGTATCTGTTGTGCAGTCACAAGACACTAGTTTACGTCAATGCGATACATGTTTTGTAGCTTCTAACTGCCCTGCATTTAAACCCCAAAGTGTATGTGCATTCAAGCTTCCTATTGAAGTAAAGACTAAAGACCAACTAAAGAGTTTGATTAACGCAATCATTGAAATGCAGGGACAACGCGTTGCTTTCATGCGTTTTACCGAAGAAATGAACGGTGGATACGCAGACCCCAATGTTTCGCAGGAGATTGACCGACTGTTTAAGTTAATTAAAACTACTAAAGAATTAGATGATTCACGAGAGTTTATTCGCATGACAGTTGAACGCCAAGGCGGTGCTGGAGTACTTAGTTCTATCTTTGGAGACAAGGCACAAGCACTCCGCGAGCTACCAGATAACGGGTTAAATGAAGAACAAACAACTCGTATTATTCAACAATCTATAGAAGACCAGTAACAAAACTTGTATGCGATAAGAGTGTGATTTATCGCATGAACAGGTGTACTCCCTAGAGTTGCAAAGTGGTGGGCCTGTAGATTAGGGTCAGGTCAGTTACACTATCAACCTCTCCGATTTTTGGAGACGATTATTTAATAGAGAGAAGGAAAAATGGCCTTGTCGTTTCGTTTGGCAGAAGACTTTCTTAGCACATATCGAGAGAAGAAAGTTCCTTGGGGATATCAAGATGCGGCAGGTAATTCGGTGGGGGAGATAACCTTCCTTCGTACCTATTCAAGACTTAAAGAAGATGGAACCAAGGAGACTTGGGTCGATGTATGTGAGCGGGTCATCAATGGCATGTACTCGTTGCAGAAAGACCACGCTAAATCCAACCGACTTCCGTGGAATGATGCCAAGGCTCAAGCCTCAGCTAAAGAAGCTTTTGACCGTTTGTTCCAGTTAAAGTGGACACCACCAGGTAGAGGTCTATGGGTAATGGGAACGCCCCTAGTAAATGAGCAGAAGAACTCTGCTGCTTTGCAGAACTGTGCGTTTGTGTCGACGGGTTCTATGACCAAGACTGACCCAGCTAAGCCTTTTGCTTTCTTAATGGAAGCCTCCATGCTTGGCGTGGGAGTTGGCTTTGACGATAAAGGCGCCGATAAAGATTTTAATATTTATGAACCATTACAAGGAGAACCATATGTCATCCCCGACACCCGAGAAGGCTGGGTCGAGAGCACCGCAGCCCTCATCAATTCCTACCTCAGACCAGATACGAAAGCTCCAGTATTTGATTACAAAGGAATCCGTCCAGCGGGCGAACCAATCAAAACATTTGGTGGTACAGCAGCAGGAGCAGAACCTTTAATCCGTTTACACGGTCATGTTAATAGAATCTTTGGAGGACGTGCAGGTGAAAAGCTTAGTCGTGTGGATATTGCTGACCTCGGTAATCTTATCGGTGTGTGCGTCGTTAGTGGCAACGTTCGTCGTTCTGCTGAACTCTTAATGGGTCGCTTGGATGACCAAGACTTCCTTAATCTAAAGAACCCTGAAAGATTTCCCGCCCGTAATTCATATGATGCTAAGAGCCCAGGTTGGGCTTGGATGAGTAACAACTCTGTATCAGTAAATGTGGGCGATGACCTATCTGCAATCGTGGATGGAATCGCCCGTAATGGTGAGCCAGGAGTTATTTGGATGGATGTATCTAAGAAGTATGGTCGCCTTGCTGACCCTGAGAACAACAAGGATTGGCGTATTGCAGGATACAACCCATGTGCTGAGCAATCATTAGAAAGCTTTGAGTGCTGCACATTGGTAGAGACTTACCTCAATCGTCATGACAATTTAGATGACTTCAAGCGCACTCTCAAGTTTGCTTATCTCTATGCTAAGACTGTTACTCTCTTGCCTACCCATTGGGAAGAGACAAACGCAATCATGCAACGCAACCGCCGTATTGGTACATCAATTTCGGGCGTTGCAAACTTTGCAGATAATAAGGGATTACCAGTTCTTCGTAAGTGGATGGACGAGGGATATGCAACTATCAACTCTTATGATAAGTCTTATTCAGAGTGGCTTGGTATCCGTGAGTCTATTAAAATGACTACTGTTAAGCCTTCAGGCACAGTATCTATCTTAGCTGGAGAGTCTCCTGGAGTTCATTGGCCTGTTGGCGGTAAGCACTTCCTTCGTGCTATTCGTTTTGCTAACTCTGACCCAATGCTCCCTCTCTTTAAGATGGCTAACTATCGTGTAGAACCAGCGAGTGAGTCACCTGAGACAACCTTAGTAGTGTTCTTTCCTGTTGAGTCCAACGCTGTTCGTTCAGAGAAAGAAGTTTCTATCTATGAAAAAATGGCGCTTGCTGCAACAGCACAACGCTACTGGTCAGATAACTCTGTCTCTGTAACAATCTCATTTAATACTGAGACTGAAAGCAAAGATGTTGGAACCGCTCTTCATATGTACGACGGTCAGCTAAAGACTGTTTCGTTTCTTCCGTCAGGCAATCATGTTTATCCTCAGATGCCCTACACTCAGATTACTCAAGAAGAGTATGAAGAGTACAAGATGACTCTCTTCCCTATCGACTTTGCTGGTGTCTATGCTGGTATGGCTAGTGATGCAATCGGAGAACAATACTGCACCACAGATTACTGTGAAGTAAAACTAATTAAAGACAACATATAAAACTACATAAAAGAGCCCCTAGCTAATTAGCTAGGGGCTTCTTTATTTAAGTTAAGAGACGCAGTATTGGCTAGGGAAAGGCTCCATCATGACCAAACTTGGCGGGAGAAAAGTGAGATTACCCGATTAAAAAACCCGCTTTGACGCCTCTTAACTAAACTTAGTCCCACTCCTCTTCGTCATCTACTTCAATGATTTCATCTTCATCATCATCATCTTCATAGGGAATAGCAGTTGGGTCGTTGTTGGGGTTCCAATCAGGTGACGGAATAATATCTCCTGTGAACCCAGCCATTATGCTTCTGCCTTGTAACTAAGCTCACCGTAGAACGATAGTGGCTTGCCTTTTGCATCAAGGTTCTCTCCTGCAACCATCTTCACAGATTTGCGGGGAGTTGATTTGATTACTTCTTCTTTAATAGCACGCTTACCAGCCGAGGCATTAGACCATGCTGAGTAGGTCTCTTCGTCTAAAGCTAATTCATTATCAGCCATTACAAAGAAAGTCTGAGTGACCGCAGACCACGCTGCTCCTTTAATATCAGCCTTCGTTAAGTGTGCCTTGAAGACTTTGCTTACTTTTTTTACCATCTACTTGCTCCTTGTTTATAGGTGTATTTAGTTTAATGGATAATCTTTAGTTGTCAATAAAGAGATAGCGACCTGACAACCACGCGTTACTTGCCGTGCCTGATGCTGCTGTAATCAGATTAGTATATGTAGCGTTCCAATCTCCTTTTTTATTTGAGAACACCCAACTTGCTACTGATGCTGTTGCATTAGAAGTACCAACCATAAACTTAGTTGAGCCGTCAAGGTTAGTTACAAACCAACGAGCGTTAGCATAAAGTGTAGTCTGAGCATTACCGTTGCTGTATCGGGCAATATAAGGTGTCGCAGTACTATCCCACGCTACACCAGCTTTAACCGCAGGGTTATCTGTTCCACCAACAGAGATAACATCAGGTGAACATGCAGGGGAGAACATAGCCGTTCTATTGCTATCGTTACCCGTTGATGCTACAACCTGTACATTGTTGGCTTTAAGAGTTGCAAGAAGTGTTGCCATGCCGTCAGGCATCTTACAATTAGCAAAGACTCTTCCCTGAGATAAGCTGACTACTGAGATGTTGAACTTAACTCGGTTAGCCACTACCCAGTCTAGTGCAGACTTAACTGCATCAAGAGAATAGATATACGGGTTGCCCGCATCTGTCATGCCCACAATTCTAATAGGAATAACTTTTGCGCTTGGACTGACCTTAGTAATGATAGATAACATCTGAGTACCATGACTAAAGGCAGCGTTCTTAGTTGCGGGTAGGTTAGCTGAGCCAGTACCTTCCATAAAACTCTTCTTATTAGGACATACGCCAGCACCTCCCTCTACTGTACAGACTTCATAGACGATATTGGGGAAAAGACTTGTATTAACCCCGTTATCAATAAGAACTAAGGTTGGTGGTGTCTCTGCGTGTACTGGAGTAATGCCCAATACTAAGACTGATAGTAATGCAATTAGAACTCTCTTCACTTTATCCTCTTCCGTTTAAGTGTGCGGGTAATGATGCAAATAGTATGCCGTTCTCAAATCCACCCAGCAACATATCTTCTAAATCTGTTGCTTTCTTCTTTACTAACAAGCTTCGTACTTGCTCAACACTAGCCAAGAACAACCGTTTTTCTTTCTCTGCCATGTCTTCTGCTTTACTCATAGTGAACCTCTTTTATTTCTACTAGACGCCAATCATAATCGTTCGTGTACTTCATCTGCTCTAAGTGTTCGATACTATCTGCATAAGCAAATATCTCAAAATCGTTCACTCCAAGCCCATCTTTTTCTTCATCAGGGTTGTACTTGCCAAAAGAGATGTACTCCTCAAACACTAAGTCCTCAGGCATATCAAACCATCTGAGTACAGCTGTTACACCAATAGGCTTAATAACTGTCATGCGCTCACCGCGTTTGTGTTGGCAAGCTTTTGATTTAACTCTTGGATAACTGTGTCCTCTAATTCGGGGGGAAGAGTAAACCAGCCACTATTACCATCATAATAATTACCCTCAGTAAAACGAACCTCCATGCTATCCCAATCAATTTCCCAACTTTTAGACTCTAAGTTGTACTTAACTACATAATGCAATTCTTTATTCATTACTCTCCCCCTCTTTTACTTCTATCCATACAAAACCGTCTTGGTGCTTAGTAATCTGACCCAAGATATCAAACCATTGTTGGTCTACCTCAGCTGTTATTGTGTACTTCATAATCCTTCTCCTTTGTATATAGCCACGCCCGCACAGTTCTCTTCGTTACAGCAACGCTCTAAGCATGGGTCTTCACAATTAAACTCATCACAGTCTTTGTAATCTAAGTGCTCATACCTAATCCAATCCGAGCCACAACTCTCACATTTCCAGCCGTCATGTTCTTCTTGTAAAACTTCTCCTAAATTACCCATTATTCTCCCTCATAACTATCATCACAAGCATTACAAGACTTAGTATTGTCTAAGCACCATGGGCATATCAACTTTTTACTCATAAATCTTCTCCATTTTCATCTTGATAAATAAGCGTTTTAGTAAAACCCACTCCAAAATCATCAGCCACCCAATCCTGTATGTAATCTAAAATAGACTCAGTAGTAATCTCAGCATCAGGTTCATTTTCTTTTATATCTTCAATGATGTCAGGCACACTATAACTAACAACTCTCATTACATTTATTCGTGTAGGAAGCTTATTCATCAGTTTCCTCCGCATATTAAACATGAGTTTGCATGATGAGGAGTGCGGTCTTCGCACCCTAAGCAATCTCTCCACTCAACATCAGATAGATAACCTTCTCTTTGTCTGTCTGCTACTAAGCTGTACACAGCCCATTGACCAAAGCCTTCATATATGTACTGGCATAACTCATTAAACGACAAACTACCTTTATATCCTTGTGCCATTACATATTCTCCTTAATACAATCCGCGTATGGGTATTCGTGTGGCTCTGCATCTTCGCAACTGCACCAACCAAAGCGTTCAACCTGCGTAACATGAGTGAGGTCTGCAACCTCTGACCAACTCATAGGCATTTGACTGTAACAAGCTTGGCATATAGCGCGAGAGTCACCCGTGAACCAATCCTCAGCTATGTCGTTGCACTCATCACAAGTAATGGTGTCGCCCAATCCTTTTACTGCTATGTATTCACTCATTTAATTAACTCCCTTGCTAGGTCTAAGCGGTCGTTATCTCCCGCTTCCTCAATAGTTTGCCAATCCGCTTCCGTCCAATGAGTAGTGTCAATGACCTCAAAGTCACCTGCACACGCTGACCCAAAAGTTCCATCTGCTGTAAAAAAATACTTACTCATCAATCTCTCCCTGTTTAATCGCTAGTAGTTTTAGTTCAGGTGTTAAGCACTCATAGTGATAGCGGTTGTTTCCAAACTCACCCATGTCAATCGTTATCTCTTCATCTAAGTAGATATTCTTTTCACACCCATCACACTCATATCCAGCGCACTCTCCACAACGCCAGCCATCATCACAGCTAAGCCTGTTAATGCCTACGCCTACGGTTGAGCCGTCAGCCATAGTCATAACTCCTAAAGTAGGATTACCACAATCTAAGCAAGGGTCATTACTCATCTTATTCTGCCTCATATTCTTGGTAGGTTTGAGTTTGTCTATGCCATACTCTGTACGCCCCACATTTACACTCTCCAAGCGCGGGAACATCTCCGTAGGTAAAACTATGCTTGTGTGTCATTTTATTCGCCCCAATACTTTATGATAGTTTTAATAGTGGTATGAATATGGCAGTCACAATCTTCGGAGGCTTCCCAATTTCCGTCAAAGTGTTTAAGGTTGTCTTCATAAATAGCAGTAACTAACTCATCTATGGTGTATAACTTATTCATCTTCACCCTCCTCTGACCAAAGTTTCTGTGCGGTGAGCCAGTCTTGTATGTACTCATTTAATGCGTCATAGCCCCACTCCATACTAAAAGGTGCGCTGGTCTCAATGACCCGAGCCCACACCTCATCTATTGAGATTTCGGGCTTAATAACTTTGCCATAACTCTCAGGTTCATTTAAGAACTCAACTAAGTAGTCATAAGCAATAAGGTCTACAAAGCCAACCCTATTACTAGTCTTGGTATAGGTGGTAATCTCTGCATGTAACTCTTTAATGTTCATCGTGCCTCCAAGTAGTATCCGTATATTGCGTACTCTTTAATCATGCGTTTAGCACTCGCGTTCGTGCCGACATATTGAGCCATGACCTGTCCAGTCTCAATATCAACTAATCTGATTTCAAGCTTTTTACTGCTCATGTGTCTTGCCCTCCTTGTGAAGGGAGCAATAGTTATGCCCTGCGTGATACCAAAAGAAGTCAGAAGTATCTGTCCACCCACAATAGGCACACTCATAGGTGGTCATACTGTTGCCATGCCAAAGACGGTTGCCTCTGCGGGTTCAAGGAACATAACGCGGGAGAATAAATCCTGCCCGTCTTCCCACTCTTTCCAATCCCCATCTGAGGATAGGTGAAAGTCAGGGAAGGTGTACCGTGCCAAGATGAGTACAGCCGTTACAACTGCGTCATATGGCTTGAAGTTAGTCTTGCAAAAGTTCCATGAAAGGTCTTGCCTGTTGATAATGAAGTTCTCATGTGACTCTGCGCCAACCCCATTAATATCTAAAAAATCGGGGGAGATAGATACATCTAATTCAATATCCCAAGCCATCTCTATAATCTCTGAAACATGAGAGGTAAAGTTATTGAACAAAGCTTGGCTGGGGATAGAACCCTGCTGGTAATAATGTGAGTAACCCATCTTAGTAACCTTCTTCCGTCCATGTAGTCGCACCGCAAAAGTTACAAGTAACTCCAATGCAGGGCTTGGTCTTGTGTATCACGCAAAATGCTTCGCTTTGTTGATAGTTACAGCAAACGCTATTCATTTTATTTGACCTCCTCTAATGAGTCGAACTCGTTCTGTCCGTTGCGAGATTTTCTAAAGGCGTTGGTGAGTTCTTCATAGTCAATCTCGCCGTTCTGCAACTGTTCTAGCAAGCCCTCTGCATCTGATAGATTTGGGGCGTCAAAGTAAATATAGCCACTATCTTCTTCATAGTAACTAATGCGGTAAGTCTTCATTGTGTGCCTTTCGTAGTAGGTGTTCCCTAAGCGTAACCACCCCGCTACCCCCTATTCAATACCTGTGGACAAAGTTATCCACACCCCCCCCCTGTAATTTTTCGGGCGAAACAATCTCCCTTCTTAGTACTAATAGAGAGAGGAAGAGAGGAGAGGGATAGATAAAAGGTGAGGTCTCTCTTCATAGGCTCTCTCTAGCCCTATCAGGCTCTCTCTTCGTATCGCATACCACCAACCAAGCAACTCTGTAAAGCTGGGCGTATCTCTACTCAGGCTAGTACAGGCTGTGACAGTAGCCGAACTCTCTTGCCGACATAGCGATTTATCGACATTTGCGCTCGCAAATGGGCTGTGGATAACTTTATCCACAGGATTTGACACGGGCAGGGAGTTTGTGTTGGACAGTTGATATTTATCTTTAAGCTTATATAGCTGTCTCTGTA